CCTTCTTGCGCTGCCTCTCGCGTGCCTTGCGTTCCCGCTCCCGCTTACGTTCCAGCCGTTCCAGCTTGGTGTAGAAGTCCTCCCGCGCCTTGTACTCGCGGGTGCCGATGGCGATGGCCTCCTCGCTGCGCTTCTCGGCATCGACGATCATCTCGTCTTTGATCTGGCGTTCTCTGTCCCGCAGATCCTCCAGCGCCTTGATGCGCTGCTTCCATACCTCCTGAATGGCTGCGGAGTAGCGGTCCTCGTCCTCGCGTTGTCGCTCGTTGATCTTTTCCCGTAGCTCGGCGAGCTCCTCGTTGAACACCCTGAAGTTCGCCTTGGCCGCCGCGTAGTTCTCTCGGGCGTTGTCCAGCGAGTTCTGCTGCGCCTTACCGACCCATCCGGTGCGGCGCTCCTCCTTGTCGGCCAGCTCCTTCTGCGCCAGGAACGCCCGTTGCAGGCGGTTGACCCTGGCGATCTGGGCCGTGAGCCCGGCTTCCTTCTTCCTGAGCTGCCGTTGCAGCGCATCGGTGGTGTCGAAGTCGTCGCGGTCCAGACCGGATTTCCGCCGGCGCTGGCCGTAGGACTCCTTCTTGATCTTGGTGATGTCTTTGTTGATCTGATCCAGACGGTCGTGCCAGCCCTCGAGCGCAGGGTAGATCTCGTCGAGGATGTCCTTGGTCAGATTCTTGGCGATGTCCTGGTCGTAGATGCCTACGCCGAGAACGATCTCGCCGACTTTAGGTCCCCGCTTCGCCACGGGCTCAGGCTAACGATCAGGGGTGGCGTTATTCGGCCACGTCAGGCTGATCGTCGGGCTCCTCGACGGGCTCCTTGACCCCCAGAAGAACGATTTCGCGCATCATCGCCCCGATGCTCTCAGTGGTGTAGTCGGGGTCGTCGCCGTCCATGAGGCGCTGCATGACCCGGCCGTAGGACTCCGGCCCGATGTGCTCGGTCAGGAACAGCCCGGTCATGTCGTTCTTGACCTGATTGGGGACGTACTTCGAGGAGGCCAGGGAGAACCCGGCCAGCGCCTGCTGAGTGGGAATCCGCACCGCCAGGTTGTCGCCGAGGAACTCCAAGCGCTGGTGGGGCCAGTCCCGGTCGAGGACGTGCTCCTCGGGGGTCTCGGATGGCGCGGCGTTCTTGTCGGCGGGTTCCACCAGATCGGTGAAGTCGTTGGAGGCAGCAGGAGAACTCATGTCGAGGCCGTACCTTTCGGTGTAGAGGTTGATTCGGACAATGCCACCTTGGGGTGCATTGTCATCTGATCCAGGTGCCGTCCCGCTGCTTGCGTGCGCCGCCGTACTTGCGGACCACCCGGATCGCGGCCTTGTGCAGGAACGGGTCGCCCTTGTATCCGGGGTGGTTGACCCGTTTGGTGTCCCCGATGCCGGGACCGCCGCCGATGGTGATGGTCTTGGTCGATTTGATGAGCCTCATCGGAGCACCGATCTTGTTCTGATTCACCCACTTGTTGTCTGACACGGTGTAGCTGCGGCTGGGGCGCTCAGGCATCCAGAACCGCATCGACCCCCGGCCCATGCTCTCGCCCTCGCGGGGCATCCGGTGCCGATCGGTGCCCTCGTGGACGTACCAGGCGTAGCGACACAGCCGCGATCCGGCCTTGACGGTGCCCTGCAACCGCTGCCCTCCGGACACGGTCTTGACATCGCCGACCTGAATCGAGCGCATCAGCGCCCCGGTGATGTGGTGCTGCCGCCGGACGTGCTCGCGGGCTTCCTCCTTGATCTCCCGCAGAATCTTGTTGAGCTCCCGCCTGAACATCGGGTGGCACTTGACCATCAGCTGCCGCTGGTTGTCGACCTCGAGCGTCAGGGACTCCGACAGGGTGATCTTGGTCATCAGACGCTGACGTACAGGGTCGAGGTCCAGGCGATGACCCCGCCCTCGGGGCCGTAGGGCTCGATCACGTCGGTGCCGACCAAGTGGTCGTTCTTGAGACGGCTGGACACCAGGCACATCGCCTTGGAGATGCGCCAGGTGTCGTCCAGGGCGATCTCGGCCTCACCGGCCCGCACCGATGCGGTGGGGTCCATGTCGGCGCAGCGAGCCACACCGACCTCGAGGACGATCACGTCCATCGCCCCGCAGGGAGAGGCGATCAGGTCCGGCTCGGGGAAGTCCACCGACCGGTGCCGGGACATCAGGCGCACCCACAGCAGCGGGCTGTCGCAGTGAATCTCCTCGATGGGGGCACCGTCCCCGGCGAAGAACCTCACCGTCGTGGTGGTGCCGCCCAGCGGTGGGCAGTCCAGACCGGGGCCGTACACGTCTTTGAGCGCGGTGATGACCGTGTTGACGACATCGGAGGCGCGGTCGTGGCAGTGCTCGCTCACATCACCCTCGGCGCGGCCATCACGGCGTAGGGGTTGACCGCTGCCAGCCACAGGTCGATCTCGGAGAGCCCGGTCTTGCCGTTGGCGTACATGATCGACGGGTCGAACACCCGGCTCACTCCGCGGTTGGTGGTGGCGACGACATTGCGGGGCAGCCGGCAGGCGTCACCGGAGCAGGCGGCGAGGAACTCCCGCGCCAGCTGGCCGACGAAGGCGGCGACTCCCTCGGGGACGGGGACACCCTTGAGGTAGGTCACCGACCACGTTCCGTTCTCGTCCAGTGGCTTGTTGTAGTCCTGGGCAGGCCAGTTTGTGCCCTTCCGGTAGAGCATGTCGCCTTCCAGCGCGTACTCGCAGGGGTCGAGCATGTCACCGTTAATCGTCACTGTGACGATTGCCTGTACCGGGCCCGGCAGATGGACGGTGCGCGGTCCCGGTGCGGTGCACCGTCCGGTGCAGCCACAGGTGTAGTTGATCCACCTGCCGAACTCGTAGGTGGGGATGAACGGGGCCACGGTCTGGTTCCACGTCGATCCGGCCTTGAACCCTCCCCCGCACATGCCGGGAGGGCAGGGGCGGGCCAGGGTCTCACACACCCCGAACTGGCGGCCCGACAGCGACCACAGAACACTGACCGCCAGATCGCAGGCAGCCATCCGGTCGCGTAGCTGGCTCTGGTAGTTCGGATCGTCCTCGAGAGGCAGTGGGGGAAGGCAGCTGTCGTCTACCGGCCAGTTGCAGGACATGGCCCGAGATTAGTCCGAACCAGTGCGGCGCAGAGATAGTAAATGCCTATTACTGTTGATAAACTAAGGGAGTAAGGCAGGGCATCACCCACCGAGAAAGGAAGCACGCCCGTGACATCATCCACCTTCACCATCGAGGACGCCCAGCGTCAGGAGATGGTGCGGCAGATCAGCCTCATGGCGATTCTGTCGATCAGCGGGGGCCGGGTCACCCCGATCCCCGACGGCATCGAACTGCCGGTCTCCAACGGCTACCGCGTCCGCGTTCAGCTCACCCCCATCGACGACTACACCGTCACCCGGGTGTTCATCCGCGGCGGCAAGGAGTTCGAGCACGGCAAGCGAGTCCACGTCTACGCCGACGAGGTCAGCGCCGCCGCCTACTACGCGGGCATGTTCCGCAGCTACGACGCCCACCAGTGGCCGTTGAAGTCGATGGAGGGGCTGTGATCCAGCCGACCCTCGGTATCTACGGCCTGAGCAGCACCGGCACCAAACACGGCCTGCTCATCGAAGCCTACGACGGCGGCTACAAGTTCACCGTCACCGGCAACAACGACAAACGCCACGCCGCCGTCCTCATCGACGACATCGACATCCCCGCCATCATCGACCACCTGACCCCGAAGGAGAAGTGACCGTGACCGACACCATCGACAACACCGAGACCCGCGAGAGCCTGCTGCAGCGCACCGAGGTGCAGCAGCATCGCATCAACACGTTGGTCGAGCAGCTCGCCCAGGTCCAGCGCCGCCTCGAGGTGGCCGAGCAGAACTTCACCAACGCCAAGTCCGACTGGGGCATCCTCAACAGCAGGCTCATCGAGGAGTCCAACGAGCGCGACTGGTGCAGCGAATACGACGACGTTGTCGACCAACTCAACGATCAGTTCACGGTTCTCAAGCTCGACCCCCGCCGCAAGCAGTACAGCGTCCGCACCCAGGTCACGCTGACGTTCTACGCCAACGTCAACGTGCAGGCCCGCGACGGTGACGAGGCGGTATCCGAGGTCGACGAGTCCAGCTCCGACCTGATCTTCTCGGCGCTGGGGAACAGCTGCGTGCTGTCGGACTACTCGGACATCGAGTGGACCGCCAAGAGCGCGGAGCTCGACGAGTGACCGGGCCGATCAACACCGCCAACCATCACCGGTTGGTCATCGTTGGCGACGATGAGCTGCTGACGGTGCGCGTGCAGTCCCTGAACGGACACAACAGAGCCGTCGCCAAGCTCGACGCCGACCAGGCACTGCTGCTCAAGAGCGCGATCGACGACTGGCTCGTCAGCGAGTAGCGCAAACGAGGAAACCCCCGGCCCGAAGGGTGGCCGGGGGTTTCTTCTGCGTCGGGGGACGCGGTTTATTTCTTGTCGCCGTCGCCGTCGGCCGGCGCGGCAGACTCCACCGGCTCCACGGGAGCCTCCACGGCACCGGAATCAGGGGCGGTGCCCGAGGGGTGGATGAAGATGAATCCCCTGGCCTCGAGGTCCTTGACGTTGTCGGTCAGCGGAACCTCGATCTTGACGCCTCGACGGGGATGGCCGACCGCCGGAGTGAGGCTTCCCTCGACCACCACGGTGCCGGTATTGCGTGCTGTCGCCACGACGACTTCTCCTTACCCTCAGGCGTTCTCGGGCTCGTTGAAGTCCTCGACAGCCTCGTCGAAGTCCTCGACGGCCTCATCGACCTCGACACCCTCGTCGGTGTCGTCGACCTCGACCAGTTCGACCTCGTCACCCTCGACGGCCTCGTCGACCTCGGGGTCCACGGCCACCTCGTCGGGCACGATGTCGTCCAGCTGCTGCGCGATGGCAGCCAGCGCCGACAGATCGACCTGATCTGCGACTCCGGCGTCCACCAGCTGCGACTGCACGTTGCTGGTGGCGGCTTCCAGCTTGGCGACGATCTCGTCCTTGGCCTTGGCCAGCTGAGCGACGAGAGCGTCGACTACGGCTTGTGTTGACACTTCCAGTCTCCTATCCAGATATGCGGTGTGCGCCTCGGCCACGCGGCGTAAGGCGTGAAAGCTATTCAGTTGTCCCAGAAGAACGAACAGCACCGCGAGCAGGATGGCTGCGACGGGCAGGACGTTCATCAGGTGTCGGTTTGCGCCGGGGCGATAGCGGCGGCCGGGGCGTTCGTCGGACCACCGAAGTAGTAGGTGGTGCCGGTGAACTTGCCGGGGATGTCCAGCTTGGCCGGACGCGAACCCGGCGTCGGGGCCGGCGGTGCCACCGGAGTGCGGAACATCGTGAAGTGGGCGTCGTCGTCCACCGGGGCCAACAGCCGACCGGCAGTGCCGGTGGAGTTGGTGGCGGCGACGTTGTACGGCCCACGACCCCACTGGGGGATCGGAATGGTGATCCCGCTCAGAGTGAACGTCGAGATGCTCGCGCCGATCTCGATGTTGCCCAGAGTGAACTCGGTGGCCCCGAACAGCAGGTAGCCGTAGTTGATCCCCGTGCTGGGCGTGGTGAACACGGTGTCCAGCTTCTGCGGCTCGCAGTCCTCGTCGGAACGACCGCCGGTCCACACCTCTAAGACGACCCCGTACTGATCGTCCACGTTGGGAGAATCCTGGAACCCGATGGGGTTGTTGGCGAAGTCGATTACCTGGCTCCACCCGCTGAACATGGCGATCAGGCCGGTGTTGACGTTGCACAACTCCAGCTCGACGTTGAAGTGCTTGCGGATCGCCGGAGTGCGGTCCTGGACGCACACCCTGCCCTCGGCGTTCTCCTGCTCGAGCTCCTGAGCGTCCTTCATCACCGGACTGAGCCGAACGGAGACGAAGCCTTCGGTGACGAGCCGATTGGCATTGCCGGACATCGGCAGGCCGCACCGGTTGATTTTGGTGGCGCGGAGCCGGAGGCCCTTGACCACGGGAAAGACGCTCATGCGCCGCTACCTCCTGGTGGTTTCTCGGTCATTCTTCGAGGCCATGCGCTCAGTCAAGCGCACCGCCGTGCAATCAGCCCGCCGCCTGAATGGTGGCGAGAATGTCGGACTTCCTGGTGGCCGCACCCAGGTCGATGCCGTTGTCGGCGGCGTACTGCTTGAGGTCGGCCACCGTCCACGTCATATCCGGCGCCGCGGCCCCACGCGGAACGGTGGTCACCACTCCGCTGGGCGGGGTCTGACGAGGCGCATCCAGCGTGATGTGCTCGGTGGTCGGAGGCCGCGTGATCGCCGGGGAGTGGATGGTGGTCGGCTCCACATAGTCGATGACACCATCGGCAGCCACACCGGAACCGTCACCGGCAGTGACCGGAAGCCCGTAAAGGCCGTACTGATCCACCGAACCGTGAATCGGAGTCACGATCCGGTTATCCGGCTTAGACCCGCTCACAGTCGTCGACGGGCCGGGAATGGCCATCACAGCGGCTGCCGGGGTGGCACCGCTGTAATGGTTACGGATGGTGGGCTGCTCCGGGCGAGCACCTTCCATCCCCACGTCCTGCAACACCTTGGCGAACCCGGTGTCGCCGTACTTCAGCGGGCCCGGCCCGGTGGCACCGTCGATCAGACCCGCAGCGCGGGCATCAGCCTCAGGCATGACGTACCGGGCGCGAGGACCCACGCGGGTTTCCTTGGTCACCTTCGACCCGGCCTTGCGCAGTTTCTCCAAGGCGGGTCCGCGCAGAGACTTGTTGATGAAGTCGACGGTGGCGAATCCGTCCTCGACGACTGCTTCGATGCCAGCGGGCATGGTGTTTCTCCTATCCGACCTTGACCGCCACCACAGCGGTCTCGTAGGCGATCAGCAGCGACCTCTCGGCCACGGCCACATACTGGTTCAGCTCGTACTTGATGGCGTCCCGCAGAGTGATCGGGCCGCGCCACCCGAACACGGCGGTAGTCCCGACGATGGTGTCGCCCAACGTGTCGGCGTAACCGCCGCCGAACGCCCACATGTGGCCCATCGGGCTGCGCCCACCCAGGTTCAGCCGGTGCTCGGCCAGATACGCGGCCCACTTGGGGCTGGCGTGCAGGTAGCCGGTCAGCCCGGCCTTGGCCAGACCGACCTCGAGCAGGCTTACCGCATCTGTGACAGACGAAGCTGTCACAGCTGTCGGAGCGTCTGCCAGCAGCCGCGGAGCCAGAGTGGTCTCCACCGCGATCTGTTCGGTCACTGCCAGCACCTGGGCCGCCCGGGTGCGGACCTCTGCGCGAGAATCCCTGGACAGGTCCCCGCACTGGTTCTGGTCGAAGCCGTACACAGTCATGGCCTCGAAGTCGGCGGTCACCGCGTCGGGGCGGTCCTTGGCCTTGGTGTCGGTGATGGAGTCCGGGTCGGCGCACCAGTCCTCGCCCCAGACTCCGAACTGGGTGTCCAGATCGACGTTGGTCAGCCGGACTTGAAGCCCTTCCAGGAAGCGCAGCGGCGTGCCGCCGTCCTGCACCCAGGTCACCACGTCATACAGGCCGCGCGGCGGCGGCAGGTAGGGAGGGTAGAACAGCGGCGTCCAGCGGTCCCCCGCGCTGCCGGATCGCGGGTCATAGAGCCCGTCGACGTGGGGCTGTCCTGCGTCGTCGTAGAGCCCGTCACCAACGGCGGGGCTGTGTGGCGGGTAGAGCTTGCCTAGTTGCTCTGGGGAGGTCATCGTCAGTCCCTTCTGCGCCGGAAGGCGGACGGTGTGAGCGGCCTCTGGTGCTCACACCGCCCGCCTGGTCTCGGCACGTCCTGTCGGTCAGGAGCAGGTGATCTCGACCGGAGCCCCGTATCCGCCGGTCGGGCAGATCGGGATTTCGACGTTCAGCGAGTGGTTGCACCGCTTGCCGACCGCAATCGCGTCCTCGGTGAAGAACTCGGTGTAGCGGTTGATTTGCAACTGTTCCTTCGGGTAGAGCACCCCGACCTCGATGATGTTGCTCAGCGACCGGAACCAGGTCCCCGCCGGGTAGAGCAGCACGTTGACCTTGCTCGGCCACTTCATCGTGTCCAGGTGGCCCGGCTCGCCCACACCACGGGTCTGCCAGTCACCGACGAACTGCAGCGAGATGTTGCGGGCGTTGAGCCAACCGCTGATCTCACCGTCACCCACGGCCAGGTTGTTGCGGCCCTGCATGAGCGCCAGATCGGCGCGCAGCACCTCGTGCAACCAGTTCGGTGCGACACCTTCGATGGTGGCGCTTCGGCTCAACCCACGGTTGAGCCGAAGGTTGGTGGCCATCAGCGCAATCGAGTTGAGCACTGAGGAGGTCGCGTTGACCTGATCGGCGGTGATCTTCTTCGGCGTGGACCCGGCCACCATGTCGAGAATGGTGCGCCGGCTCAGCGCCCGGAAGTGCTCCTGGGTCAGCGACCGCAGGAACCATTCGATGGACTCGGGCCAGCCCTGCCGCTGCAGAATGCCCGCCTCCACGCAGTAGCCCACAGCGTTGAGCCGCATCTCGACGAACTCATCGGGGCAGGGGATCTCGACGCAGTGCTTGATGGCGGTCGGGTGACCGTCGGCGTCGACTGCTTCCAGTTCCGGCTCGGTGAAGAAGAACTCGTAGCTCTCGAAGATCGCCGAGAGGTCCGGCTCCACCGGCCAGCGGATGCCGCCACGGTTGATGGCGATTTCCGGCAGGCTGATGAGGTCGGTGGCCTCGGGCACGTCGCAGAACGTGTAGATCTGCTCCGACGGGGCGCACCAGCCACCGGCTGCGGTGAGAGCCTGAGCGGTCACCTTGCCGTATCCGGGGATCTCGGAGGTGGCCCGCTCGATCTCACGCACCAGTTCGTGGCTGTCGTTGACCACGGTCATCTGCCGGGACAACTGGGCCAGGCCGCGGGCGGCCATTGAACGGACATCGGAGCGGTTGGGGCGAACCCGTGCGTTGTGACCGCGCACGGAGTCGATGGCGGCACCCATCTCCTTGAACCCGATCTTTCCGGGTCGCCAGCCCGGCGCACCGGGAACCATCTCCCAGCCCGGTCCGGTCTCCTCGGCCGGCGGCTCGGTGGCACCGGCACCGGCAAAGGTGACCGGAGCAGGAGCGGACGCGGCGACTGCGACCGGCTCGGCGACGTCGTCGCCGCTGTACCTGTCGTCCTCGGTTTCCTCCACGACGGCCTCCTCGAGGACCGGCTCGGCGGTGGCCGCTTTGGACCGCTCGATGACCTCGGCCACGGCGGCACGGTGTGCCTCGGCTTCGGCCTCTGCCGCCGCCAGAGCGGAGTTGAGGGAATCCACCGCGTCGAGCAGAGTGGTCAAGCCCTCCACATCGGCGTCGGACAATTCCTCACCCGCTTCGTAGCGGCGCTGAATATCGGTGATATCGGCGGTGGCCTGGTCACGCAGCGAGGTCAGTTCCTCGGGAGTGATCGGCAACTCGTCGGGCAGTTGGAACGTCACTGCGCTGACTCCTGTTCTGAATCGAACCCGTACATCTCTGTCGTTGATCGCTCCCCGGCCCGTAGCCAGATCAGAAGCTCTCGCAGTTGCCGACAGTAAGTACAGGCCGTGCAGTCAAAGTATTTGCGAACGCAAAATGCGAACGAAATAGGTCTTTTCAGGAGCCCGAAAAAGGGTCACGATGACAGTCCACCGGGAACTCGACGGGGGTAGGTCCCGTCCCCTGACCGGACCTACCACCGCCGATACAGCCGGTTCCACGTCCCCCGACGGGAAGGCTGTGGCCGAAGCCGAGCCAAGGCTACCACAGCTTTGCTGCTCCCCCGGATGGACTCGAACCATCAACCGCCCGGTGAGTAGTTGAAAAGTCAACTACTAGCCACAACGGTGCGGAGGGACCGTCAACCATGTCAGGTAACACCCGTGTAAGTAAGTTTGCTACAAAACGGCAACAAGTCCTGAAACTTGTTGTGGAAGAAATCAACGGCAGTGTAATTAATTCAGACGTGCCCAGACCCCGCACACACAAACAGAAGTATCAACTCTCGGCTTCCTGGGAAAGCGCGGTCAGCGGCTGGCTGATCTGGCTGGCCGCCAGCGGGATGCCGAAAACCACGCAACGGACACGGCGGGGCCACGTCCGCGAGATAGCCCGCCGCAGCGAGACACACCATCCCCGCGACATCGACCTGGCGACGTTGGTTCGGCTGTGCAGCGAGGAGGGATGGAGCAACGAGCACCGACGCGGTGTGCGGTGCTCGTTGATCGGGTTCTACGACTGGGCGGTGACCAATGGTCTCTGCGAGAGCAATCCGGCCATCCGGCTGCCCAAGGTCTCAGCACGGCCAGGCAGACCTCGACCTGTCCCCGACGGCATGTGGCAGGAGACCCTCATCGCCGCTCCCGAACGGGAACGGATGATGGTGCGCCTGGCCGGAGAAGCGGGAATGCGGCGCGGAGAGGTGGCCCGCTGCCACACTCAGGACCTCATCGAGGACCTCGTCGGTTGGTCACTGATCGTGCACGGCAAGGGCGGCAAGCAGCGGATCGTTCCGGTCGGCGAGAAGCTGGCCCTGGCGATACGCCGGTTTCGGCCCAACGGCGGGTATCTGTTCCCCGGCCAGGAGAACGGACACCTGTCGGCAGCCACGGTGGGCAAGCTGGTCGGGGAACTGATGCCCGGCGGGTGGACGATGCACAAGCTGCGTCACCGCTACGCCACCCGGAGCCTGCGTCTGGGAGCCAATCTGATTCAGGTGCGCGATCTGCTCGGCCACGCCAGCGTGGCCACGACTCAGATATACACCGCGTCGTCGCTGGATGATCTGCGCCGGATCACCGACCGGCTCAGTGAGGACTAGGCCAGCTCGGGGCAGAGGTGCTTGACGGCAAGAGCGGCGAACTCGTCGCTCTCTGCCGCCGCCTCCGGGCGATCCAACCGGCTCAGCACCTCCCGCAGCACGCGGTCGGTCAAATCACCGCTGGCCTCGGTACGCATCACGCACACCGTATAGCCGTTACGCAGAGCCTCACTGCGGTCGGTGTAACCCAACACCGCCACCGCGTCGAGGAACGACCGGTCGTCGGCCCTGGCGTGAGGGGCCAGGGCCACCGCCGCCAGCAGTGCCCCGACCGCCATTGCGCGGATCATTCGATCCTCTTGTGCGCCTCGGTGCGGACTGTGCCGCCCCCGGCTGCCCGTACCTCGGCCTTGGCCTCGATGGGAGACAGGAACGGCGGCATGTCCAGCGGCGGCACGACGGTGCCGTCCGGCAGCGTCACCCGGTAGCCGCTGATCTCCATGCCGGCCGCGCGGTAGCGGGACGCTTTGGAGCACCCGCATCCCATTACTTGCTCTTACCGCCGCCGAGACCCTTGTAGCCTCGCGGGTCTGCCTTCTTCACCGGACCCGACGGATTGGCGTGCGTCGTGGTTCCCGGCTTGTTGGGCGTCTTGTTGTGACCCATCTCAGTTCTCCTTCTTGTTCTTCTTCGACACTGACGCGCTCCACGACCGGCCCGCATCGCCGCCCCACAAGGCCCAGGCGATACGTCCGGCGCTGGGGTAGCCCTCCGAACCGGGGCTCCACCCCTTGCCCTTCTTGTCCACCTCGTGGCGGGCGAAGTAGGAGTTCATCCGGCTGATGGTGTCGCTGCTGATCGACTTGCCGTTGGACAGGTCGCGGGCGCGAGCCACCCCGACAGCGGTGCCGCCGCGGTTGAACTCGTCGCGCCACTTGAGTCCGCGGCGGGCCTCTGCCCGGACGGCAGGCGGCGGGGTGTTTCCCTCGGAGAATCCCGCCAGCAGGTCCCTGACGCGCTCCCGCACCGTGGGCGGCTTGCCCACCAGCTTCTCGGCCCGGATGATCGCCGCCATCGTCTCGATGGCCCGGTTCTTACGCTCGGACTCCTCGAGGAGGGCTTCGAGCACCACTTCCTTGATCTGGCTGCGAGTCAGGCCGGTGTGCTTGTGGCCCGGCTTGACCACCGGCCCCACCGACGCCACCAACGCCAACGGCTGGCCCTGATCGTCGTCACGGCCCCGCGCCGAGAACCCCGGCGTGTTCACCGCCAACGCGGCCACCAGATCGAGTCCCTGGCCGAAGTTGCGCCAGTCACCGGACAGCGGCGAGGACACCCCCTGCTCCACCTGATCCGGTGTGGCCCACGGAGCGGCCACACCGGAGAACCAGATGCCATGAGCATCCTCCCCGACCCGCACCAGGGCGAAGCACGACCCGGTGTTGTCGTAGTGAGCGGCTGCCGGGGCTGCCCCAAGCCGAGGGTCGGCGTGTCCGGTCCCCACCGTCAGCCGCCCCACCGGCAGCCGCTGTCCGTTGTCCAGCCGAATCGCCGGGCTGGTGTGGAAATGGGTGTAGTCGCTGGGTGAGCGCGGCACCATCACACACTCGGTCTGCACACTGCGATGGCACTGACCGAACACCGCCAGGTGCCCCACGATGCGACCGTCGGCCCCCATCGTCGGCAGCGTCGGGCCCGGCAGGTTCGGGTTCTCAAAGAGCCGGTGGTCGTAGACCTTGGGCCGGAACTCCTCGGCGGCACTGGCCACCAGAGCGACCTCGCGCGGCTCCCGGTTCTCGTTGAGCGACAGCTTGGTGTCCCCGAACGCGGCGGTGGCGACCAGCGTCGTGCCGATCAGTTCAGCCTTGGTGAACGTCATGAACATCGGAGTGTCCGGCGAGGCGTCCTCGGCCAACTCCACCCCGGAAGCGTCGGTGAACACCCACTCCGCGGACGCCAGATCGACACTGGGGCTGGACACTCCATGCGCCAGTTCGTTGGCAGCCTCGTCAGCCTCGGCGGTGTTGAGCAGATACCCCGACGCCACCACCGTGCCGCCGTTGAGCGCGGCGCTCTCGATGACCCCGACGGTGTAGGAGTCGGAGTGACCTTCCTTGGACTGCTTGCACCACATCAGCGGCAGCGGGAAGGTGCGGAACGACAAGTCGATGTTCTGCGCCAGCATCCTGCCGTCGCTGGTGGGCTGGCCCACCAGGGCGATCACCGCGTTGGTGAACGTGCGGAAGGTCTCGCCCTCCACCTCCGTCACCTCATCCAGCGACGTGTCGAAGTCACCGATGGTGTCAGTCATTGCGTCCTCCAATCCGGTGCCACGGTATCGACCGGCAGTGCTAGGCATTGACCACCTGCGCGGTCAACTGCCGGCGAACCTCGCGGCGCACCTCGTCGCGCACCACCTCGATGTCCAGTCCGACCAGGGCCAGCGTGTCGGCTTCCAGTGCGTCGTCCCAGCCCTTGATGAGTTCAGGGATGTCGTCCTCGCCGACCGGCTCCATCACCCGGTGGAAGTGCTGCGGTTTCAAGCCGCGCAACCGGTCATTGTCGGCGCGGGTGCGGCGTCGTTTCCCGGCCAGTTCCAGAGCGCGCGACACCATCACCTCGATGATCGCCCTCGAGGCGACATCAGATTTGCGCCCGCGCTTGCCCTGGTCGTAGCCGGGTGACTTCCCCTCGGTCAACGGCTTACCTCCGGTGTTGGTGGTGTCCGATGTCTTGGGTACTTCGGGCCGACCCACAGGATTTCCGATCGGCTCCGGTTCGGGGATCGCGTTCTGCACCTTGGGGTCCAGCAGCGGCAGGAACTGGGGGAACATCTTCGGGTCCTGGGACACCCGATCCTGCGCCCACCGCCGCCACCCGTCCAGGCTGGCCAGGTCGTAGCCCGCATCGGCGTCCAGGCCCAGATAGGCGCGGTACGCCTCGGCGTTGATGACACCCCGGTCGAAGGCGTCAGTGGCCGAGTGGGTCTTGTCCGGATCGACGGTCAGCTGCGAGGCGTCGTACCAGACGATGTAGTCGTCGGGGTCGATGCCCTCGCGGATCAGCACGTTGCGGAACACCTGCTGCGTGATGGCGTCGCAGACGGTCTCCATCACCGGGGCGATATGCAGCTGCACGTCAGTGTCACCGATCTGCCAGGCCGACCAGTGATTCGTCGAGGACCCCAGACCGAGCATCCGTTCCGGGGACACGTCCAGGCCCAGAGCGAGGCGGTGAATGGCGTCGTTGCGAATCTTGATGTTGGTGTCGGTGATCTCGTTGTCGAACTTCAGATGCGACACCTTCCCGATCATGTCGCCGGGCACGCTGGCGAATATGGGGATCATCGCCGCAAAGGACTCATCGTCCTCGTAGGCGACCTTGGCGACGTTGAACAGAAGCTCCTGCAGCTCCTGAACGGCAGGCAGCCCGGTCAGCCCCAGCCCTCGAGGACCGCCGTCAGGAGCCGCCGCCATCGGGCCGTGCGCCATCGGCAGGCTCATCTCCTGGGGCACGAACACGATGCCGTTGCCGATCAGGCGGGACTTCCCGGCGTTGGCGATGGTCTGCGTGGTGCGGACGATCTCATGGAGCACGTCGAGATTGGAGCGCACCGAGGAGTCGGGGTCGGCAGCCTTGCGAGGGTGCGGGTTCCACACACGGAAGATGACATCGACGTTGGGCCGCAGGTCGTGATCGGTGCCGTCGGGCAGCGTGACCGTGACCTCCTCGCCCTTCTTGCGGATCTCGTCGCGGGAGAAGGCGTACCACCGCTCCCGACCGTCAGGCTGAATGATGATGGCGACCCACACCTCACCGACGACGGTCAGACACTCCACCGTCCGCTTGATGAGCTGTCCCACGGTCAGCTGAGAGCCGCCACCGATGGCTTTGACGATGGCGTCGACCCGCGCGTTGGAGGTCTTGCCGGTAGGCAGGCCGGAATCGTCGAGTTCGGAGGCCACCAGTCGAACGCGACTGCAGGAGTGCGACCGCCAGTTGACGTAGTACCGGAGCTCGCCGACGTTGTCCATCATGTTCCAGGCTTCGGTCTGCCAGCCGGTTCGGCCGGCAATGGCCATCGAGTTCTTGAACGTCGCCTGCGGGTTGTCAACCGGGGCGCTCGCCGCGACCAGAGATGCCGACACAGCGCCCCGCCGCCGCCGCCGGACTATTCGCAGATCAGGAGCCGCCACGCTGTCACGTTATCCAAGGGTGGTGCTAGTCGGCCTCGAGCGGCTCGTACTCAATCTCGTCGTCGTTGTAGAGCGGGGCGAACATACCGACCAACTGCGAACAGGCCAGGCCGACAGGAATCAGCGACCACCACGGCCACCCCAGGAAGCTGACCACCGGAATCGCCAGCAGCAGCGAGAACCACATGCCGACACACCACGGGCAGCCCAGAAACTCCACCAGCGTTGATGCCGGGCCGTATTTGCGCGCTGCGCGGATACGCACCGGGTCGAGGATCGTGTCGGCGTTGACCAGCCTGGTAAGCCGCATCACGGCGAGGACGTAAATAGCGAGAACGAGCACGGTTGAGGCCATGACAGCACTGTGTCGCACCGGGGTGCAGAACACCTACGGTCAGTAGGCTTTGTGTGTGGCCGACACCCTGAACACGACCCGCATCCTGCGAATACAGTTCTGGGTTCCCGGCACACCGAAACCGCAGGGGTCCAAGCGGGCCTTCCAGCACCCGCACACCAAACGCATCGTGATGACCGAGGCGTCCGGTGACGCGCTGCGGCTGTGGCGGACTCAGGTCAAAACCAGGGCGACCTATGTGATGGACGGCCGGGACCCGTGGTGCCCGCCCACCGGCATCTACCTGTCGATCGGCTTCGTGCTGCACCGGCCTCGGGCCACTCCCAAGAACAAGCCGACGCCGCTGGCCGTCAAGGTCCCCGATCTGGACAAGCTGACCCGTGGGGTCTGTGACGCCCTGACCGGAACGGTCTACTGCGACGACTCCCAGATCGTGTCGTTCAACGTCTGGAAGCGTATCGCCGAACGCGACGAGCCCACCGGAGCCCACATCACCGTGGAAACCTTAGATCTGATCTAGAGTCAGGCGATGGCTGCTGACGAGTTCCCGGTGGATTCCGAGGTGTTCACCCTGCCCGACGGAACGGTGATTATCGGGCGCGACGAGTATGAGGCAGAGATGGTGCGTCAGGTGTTCAGAACACCGTGACGTGAATGTGGTCGTAGTGATACGCCACCTGCCACAACGTGTAGCTGACCCCGAACCGGCCCGACTGACTGAGAATGTCGGCGTGGATCGCGTTACCCAACGCGGTGTTGCCGCCGACCATGATGTCGATGGCGTGACCGGACGGGTGGTCGGGCAGCGGATCAGACCGCACCCCACCGATGGACTGCACACCCGGATAGGTGCTGCGAACATAGTCAGCCAGCGCCCAGGCGTTGGGAACCAGACCGTAACCACCCACCAGAGGAACCGCTCGGGCTGACCCCTGTGCCAGCGGGAGCATCGCTCCCGCGAGAACGGAGGACAGGCCCAGCCGGATGAACTGTTGTCGATTCATCCCGGCGACGCTAGGAACCCCGAGTGCAACGGAACGGTGAACTAACGGCTTCGTACTGGTAACGAGGGCGAGCCGCTCACCTTCCGGGTCAGCCAGTCCGGAGCGGGTCTGGCGGTGCCGTGCAGAGGGGCTGCGTAGTCGGTCTGACCCGACCCCAGACGGGACAGCCGCCAGTGGCAGATCACCGCTGCCGCCACCCGATCAGGGCAGTGCTGACCGGCCTGCCAGTCCGCGGCCTGGTCCTCGAACACGCCCAGCTTGTACTCGACGACCCGTGCTCGCTTGAGTTCCAGCGCCTGGCGCAGCGCGGCGGCGCGGCCCACCGGATCACCGGCCTCGGTGTACTTGGAGATGATGAACGGCTGGGAGGGTGAGAGCGCGTTGAGTTGCAGTGCCGTCAGTTCCTTGCCCTCGGCCAGCGCCTCTCGCGCTTCTCGGTGGGCTTCCTGGTAGGAGCGCCGAATTACCGCCTCGTAGGTGCGGAACGTGGCATAGCCCTCCATAGCGATCTCTCGGGCGCCGATGGTCAGCGCGAGATCGACCGCTTTGCGTGCCCACTGCTCGGCGGTGTGCAGTCCCGACCAGTCCTCGGTGAGGACCACGGTGCCGTCTGGCTGCAGCACGCCGCCGATGATGCCGGTCTCGTCACCCTCGCCGGAATCGGCGGGGTCGATGCCCACCACGGCGGCGACCGGCTGAATGACATCGGTGGACTTGACGCGAGGATCGAACCAGGCACGCTCGAACAGACCGCCGGCAGGGTTGGTCGGCATCCCCTGGTACAGCGCGTACCAGACCCGCTCGCCGACCTGGCGGCGGGTGGCATCGAACTCTGCCCTGGTGCGGCCACGCGCGGAGATCATCGCCTTACCCGGCGGCCGGTTCAGCGAGTCGTAGACACCTTCCTCGCTGATGGCCGGAATGTTGATGTAGCGCCAGGTCCGCTGATCGCGGGGCAGCTCGGCCTCGGCGGCGATGGTCTTACCCGCCAGGTCCTCGGGGTGCCAGCGAGTCTGAACCAGAATGATCGAGGCTTCCGGCGACAGGCGGGTCAGGGCCACCGAACTCATCCACATGTCCACCTTCTCGCGGTGGGTCATGGAGTCGGCCTCCTGCATGTTCTTGTACGGGTCGTCGATGATGAACAGGTCTGCGGCGCGGCCGGTGATCGCCGATCCCAGGCCGACGGCGACCATGCCGCCGCGGGCACCCTCGATCTTCCAGGCGTCGATGCGCCGGGACTTGGTGCTGATCTTGAGTCCCAGCTTGTCCTCGACCCGCGCTCCGGTCAGCGGGTCGAACACGTCGGAGCCGTGCGACTCGATGACGCTGCGGCAGTTGGTGGAATGGGTGCGGGCCAGGTCGTCGCCGTAGGAGGACAGGATCACCCGGCGATTGGGGTTGAGCTGCCAGGCCCGGATCGGAGCCCACACCGCGCACATCGTCGACTTGCCCTCCTGCGGAGGTGTCGTGATGAGCAGGTTGTGGCGAGGCTTGGCCAGGACGGTCTCGATGGCGTCAGCGATCAGTTTCAGGGCCGGGGTTATCACGAAGTCGGGGTCCACGGCCTGAGCGAGCTCGGCGGCGTTGGAGTAGCGGCTGCGGATGCGGTCGCGCTGAACCGCGGACTCGAGCCACTTGAGGGCGGCGATCTTCTGCTCCGGCGGCCATTGCCGCGCCTGCTCGTAAACCTTGGCGGCGCGCTCGGAGGAGAACGTGCCGTCCTCGTTGTAAATATCAGAGGCCGTTATTTGCATACGCAAAGGTTAGGTGTGCTACCGGCATTCTGGTAAAATACCTATTACAGAAAGTGTTATTACCTGGGACGACACCCGGAAAGGAGCCACTGTGCCGACCCCCAAACCGTGCGAGAAATGCCACCGCGACTACTACCCGCTGCGGCGCGGCTACTGCCGTAGTTGCGACAACGATCGCCGTAGGCGCTACGGCTATGAGTGCAGTTACGTCGATGCCGAGCCCGTGCGACAACATGTTCGCGCACTACAGGCGGCAGGCATTGGTCAGCGGCGGCTGGCCCAGCTGGCGGGACTGCAACGTAACACCGTCAGAATCATCACCAACGGCAGATCCGAGCGGGGCGGCGCACCCACCAAGCGCGTACATCAGAGTACCGCCGAGGCGATTCTGGCGGTGCGGATTCCCGACATCCCCCATGACCCCGCCATAGCCGGAAAGCAGCTGGTCGACTCGCTGGGCAGCGTCCGACGCATCCAGTCCCTGGTCGCTTACGGCTACTCGCGCCGTGAGATCGCCCGAAGAATCGGAATCACACCCAACACGCTGAGCCGCATCGTCAGGGAACCGAAGATGCTGGCCAGCACCGCCCGCAAGATCGCCGAGCTCTACACCGAACTGGAAGCCACTCCCGGCACCTACTCACGCTCGATCAACGAGGGCCGCAAGAACGGGTGGAAGCCGCCGATGGCCTGGGACGACGACATCGACAAACCAGAGGCCGCACCCGACACCGACGATGCGCCGGTCAGCTTCCTGGAACGCTACGAGGAGATGCGCGATCTGGGCTTCAACCACCGCGAGATATTCAGCCGGATCGACGTGGCCTTCCGCGACCTGAGCGAAGCCGTGGACCTGCTGACCGCCGAGGAGCTATCCGCGGCCCAGATCGCCGAGCTGCTGAACGTCTCCCAACGCACCGTGGTACGCCGACGTGGCAAGAGCATCAAAGTCGCCTCCCGCTGGCTCAGGGAGCAGAGCGCGTGAACCGCTTCATCCTGCATCCCGACCCCCTCGTTGCCGCGCAGATGCACTGCGACAAGCACGTCCTGAAAATGGTCATCGAGGAAGCGCAGATGCTCTCCACCGTGCACCGCCAGCACGGCTACGACGGCGACGTGCTCTACCGGGCCACCCACAAGAACCACCCCTGCACCGTGTGGGCCGGAGAGTCAGTGTCCAACTATCGTTGGGCATGGCGGCTGTTCGCTGCCCTGTGCGCCGAGTACAAGCACCGCTACGGCAAAACCCACGGTTCAGCCCGATTGCTGCCCGCACTGGCCTGCCCGCCACCGTTCCTGTCATCACGGGGCTTCACCGACGTCCCCCAGGCCATGCCCGAGCAGTACCACCACCCCGACCCGGTGACGGCCTACCGCCGTTTCTATGTGGCTGAGAAGGCCCGATTCGCCACCTGGCGCAATCGGCCGGCACCGGACTGGTGGCCGCGATGAGTGACCTCCGCACCCGCATCGCCGCCATCCTTTCTTCCAAAGAGGTTGTCCTCGACGGTGACTACATCAACCGGGAGTGCGCTTGGCTACTGGCCGACGCGGTGATCCAAGAACTAGGGCTGCAAACACACCTGGCGAAACGCATCATCAACGGAAAGCCGGATCAACGTGTGCGCCGCCATGTGACGGATTGGGAGATTGTCAATGAGTGACCTCCGTGAGCGGATCGCCGCCGCTGTTGTGGAGAAGCTGTCCAAACGGCGGGATGGGCGCGTGGAGTTCTCGCCTTATGACGTGGCCGACGCGGTGATCGCGGACATCGGGGCGGCCTTACTGGGGGCGATTCAGGGTTACGCACAGTCGGAACTAGTGGGTATTGACTTCCACGATCCTCTGCATAAAGAAACGGCCTACGAGGCTATGCAGAAGTTGAACAGGGACGCCCAGGGGATCGTCAGCTACGCCATGACCTATCGGGGAGGTGGCCGCGATGAGTGACTGCTCTTGGTGGATGCCGTACCTGTCGGCAGGTATCGGCGGGTTTGTCGGTGCCGCGTTCATGGATTGGTGGAACAGACGATGACCTGCACCTGCGAGGCATGGAACCACGTCTGGGAGGACGAGCACGGGTTGCACATGGTGCACAGCGAAAGCTGCGAGCACTACTATGACTGAACCCGAACAGCTCGGGCTGTGGGAGACCCAGGACGAACGCTGGAAGCGCCAGCAGCGCGAGTGGAACCGCATGAAAGCTGAGTTCGTTGAGAGCCTGGGTCTGCCCGACCGCCCGGGTGGGGCCGACGTGTGTCTGCGCTGCGGTTTCGTGGACGCCAGCTACAGCATCTTCATCAACCACGACGGCGGGTGGTGCGGCTGCCCGGTCAAGCACGACCCGACGTGGTCACAGCTGCCGCCCCGCGAGGACGGCAAGGGCACACGCGGCCACAGCCGCCAGGGCAGGACAGGGCACCTGACTCCCGAGGAGATGGTGGACCGCTGGGAGGTCGGCAAACTGCCGCCGTGCGAGTGCGGCCACCCCTTCGGGCTGCACTCCTACGGAACCACCTGCTACATGTACTGCGGGTGCAGAGGCTACGAGGCCAGTGCTCCGACCACCACCCACTGATGCCACCGGAACAGAATCTCCGGATTGCACCACCCAGCCTCCTCAAGGCTGAACCGCAGGGCCGCTTCGGTGGAGGGCCGCAGAACCCCGCGCAGTGCCTTGGCCTTCTGCCGGATCGCGGTGTCGGACAGGCCGTGGTCGGCCTTGAAGTCGTGTGAGGCGTCAATGGCGATCTCAGCCCACATCGGGTGAATCGGCCTGATCTTCTCGGCCACGATGATCGCTCCGGTGGGCTTGGCTCGGCGGCGCAGCTCGTTGAGAACCTTGGGCCTGTTCTCCGGGGCGATGAACTGCAAGGTGAACAGCGCGGTCACCAGATCGGACGGGCTGTGATCCATTCCGGCCAGGACGTTCTTGTGCCGGCGCTCCACCTTGAGGTTGTCGAACCCGGCCAGCTTCACCATCGCCTTGTCCAGCATCTCGGGCACCTCGTCGTAGAGGTACGTCCGAATATGGCGGTCGGGATGGCGTCTGGCGATGGCAGCCGCGGTGGTTCCGGTGGAGGCTCCGACATCGACGTAGACCCCACCATCGGGGAGCAACCAGTCGGCTGCTTCGGCGACGATGTTCTGAATCAGCGGGTAATACGGGACCGACGCGGAGACATGTTCGTCGAACACGTCGGTGACCTCAGCGGTGAACTTCCAGCCACCGGGTGAGAAGCTCTCCGCAATGTCCTGTGTCATACCCGACAACTGTAGGCATTGACCCTGCAAATGAGGCTGTGACCTGGCGTTATATGGTATAATACTTAGACAAGTATGCCTTTTGATGGGAGTCGTCACACCTATGTTCGCCCTACTCGACCTGAACTTCACGCTCGCCAAGGTGCTCTACAACGACAAACGGCCTCTGAGCGTGCGGATACCGCAGGAGACCTATCGGGCCTGGATTCCCAAGCTGCTGGCCCGCAACGAGGCCACCGTGGTCATCACCACCGCCCGGCCGGAATCGGCGATGGAGGCCACTCTGGCGCGGATCAAGGATCAACTGGACTGGGAGCCCGACGACGCCTTCTTCTCCCAGACCCCTGACGGGATGCCGCACCACAAGAAGCATGACAACCTGCGCCGCATCGTGGACAAGTACGGGGAACCCAACGCCGAGGAACTGTGGTTCGGCCTGGAATCCAACCCGCGTACCCGGGCGATGTACCTCGAGTACGGCATCGACTCCCAGCCTGTCCCCCGCGAGAGCTACTGGCGCAAGCTGCCGGAGTTCAGCGCCTACGAACCCACCCGCAGCTTCGCTGCCGAGGCCAACCTGCCGTTCAGCCTGCCCAGCTAGGGCAGCGTCATTCCCAGCCGCTGCTCAAACGCCGCCCTGGCCTGACGTGACCGCTCCATGTGTGTCCCGTCGGGATAGGGCAGCTCGAACTCGAAGTCGATAGCCGCCGCCAGCTTGGCCGGGTCCACCGGCAGCGGGTCGCGGAACACGCCCTGGCAGTTGGTTCCCACATGGTTGGTCTGAGCCTTGCCGAACCCGCTGGCGAACAGCGCCCGGAACTCCGGCATCGAGTGGTACTTCTGAATCTTCGGGACCTCGAGAAAGTCGGCCAGGCTCACGCCTGGCTCGTGGTCCAGCCGGAAGCTGGGCCGGTCGTAGTGGGTCTTGTTCAGCCCGGTTTTCTGAGCGGTGTTGTCCCGCCAGGAGTCGTTGGCCGTCGAGAGCGCCACCGCGTACACCGCCGCGCCCTCAGGATGGGTCTCGGTCGGCTGGGCCAGCGCGTTGAGCAGCTGCACGATGTGGAACCGGTCGGCCTCGAACGGCACCGAGTTGAGCACCGAGGACAGGAAGATCGAGTCCCAGTCCACCCCGCCGGCCACGTCGCGCAGGAACGCATCGGTCAGCGCCAGGGACTTCTGCTTGTCGATCTGACCGCCCTGGCCGACGTGGTAGGGCTCGAACGGGCTGACGGTGCATCCGGCCTTGCGGAGCATCTCGGTCTCCCACAGATGCCCGGCGCCGAAGTCCAGAATCCGGTCCCCGTAGACCTTCTTCCAGCCACTGGCGTGCGTCGGGTTGAGGATGTCGAACTCCATGCGCCGGTTGGAGTTGACCGCGGCGAAGGTCATGCCGACACCGAGCTGCTTGCGGGTGGTGTAGGCCCGCCGGAAGCTGTTGTAGCGCAGTTCGTCGGAATAGCGGCGGTGCAGGTCGAAGTCCATCGTGAGCAGATTGAGCATCACCTCGGCGACCTTGGCGACGTTGTTGGGCAGCCGGAGCACGTCGATGGTGGTGTATTTCAGGATCGCGTACTGCTCGAGCCGGCCGATGCCGTTGATGACCCGGTTGTCCTCGTCGACGATCACCGGCATCTCCACGCCCCGGTGAATCAGCATCCGGCTGACGTTCTTGGCGTGACGGCTCCACCGGCCCTTGTTGGCCTTGAGGATCGGGCCGATGGGCTCCTGGCGGGCGTCGAGGATGGGCATGGTCCCGGTGGCGTCGGGCAGCGCCGCCGCCATCTCCACCACGCCAGAGCTCTTGATCGCCTCGGCCAGGGTGCCGGTCAGCGTGTGGGACTCCATGTCGTTGGTGCCACGGTTGAACGCGATGTTGATGGCCTTGCGCTGCGGCAGGGTCATGGCCTTGGTGTAGGCGACGGGCACCTCGGTCATGCCCATCATCTCGGTGGCGACGTAGTGGCGCTGGTGGCCGGACAGGATCTCCCCGCCCGCGTCGGCGTAGATCGGCAGCAGCCAGCCCAGCTTGGACAGCGACAGCTTGACCAGCTCGAGGCGTTCGGGGTCGGCCTGGCGGGGGTTGTAGGTGGAGGGGCGAATGTCCTCGGTGGACACGACCTTGAGGATCACTGGATCATTCCGAGCCGCTGCTGGACGGCGCTGGACAGCGCCTCGTCGTCGTACCCGACCTGCTCGCGGAGCTCGTCGTACCACGACACATACAGGTCCCGCGCCATCTTGAACCTGATCCGTCCCACCACCACGCCGACCTCGGCGCAGACCGGGGGGACCTTGCCGACGTCGATCACCACGGTCTCGTTGTCGGTGGTGTCGTAGCCGTCGGGGCCGTCGTCGCCGTCGTCGGGGCTGAACATCTTGTCCAGGTAGCTGAGCTTGTCCACGTCGGTGTCGGTGAACCCGGAGCCGTCCAGGTCATCGCCCAGGCTCTTGATGAGGTCGTAGAGCATCACATCGTCGTAGGTCGAGTCCTCGGCGGTGCGGTTGTCGGCCAGCACGATGCGGGTGGCGCGGTCGTCGTCGACATCGACCCAGTAGACCTGAATCTCGTTCCATCGTTCGTCGGTGGGATACATCTCGGCCAGATTGCGGAACGCCATCAGGGTGTGGTTTCCGGCGAGGACCTCGTTGGGCCGTCCGGTGTGCGTGCCGATGTTGACCACGATGGGCTTGTACTGCCCATTCGCTTTGAGGCTTCCGACGATCGCATCGACGTTGCCGCGCCGGGCGTTGCGGTGATACGTCGACAGGCCCATCGGCTGAACACTGGTCATGGTGTTGGGCGCAGGTAGCTGCTGTGAGGCCATGCGCCCCACCATAAACACACCCCCTGCAACGCTCTGAACAGGGCGAATGAGCGGAACTGCCACGCCGTGATAATTGACAATACATACTTTTATAGGTAAATTGATAGTTGCATATTCAACTACTCACAGGGAGGACACCCGTGACCGCACCACCGAGAACGACCACCATCACGCTGCCGTTGGAGCAGGCCAAGGACAACTACGGAATGCCGCCGGGCACCGTGCGCTGGGTCATGCCGTGGCCCGTCCGGCTGACCGGAGACTTCCGGCACTGCGGGGCCTACACCGCCTACAACGTGAGCCTGTTCGAGAGCCCCGAGCTCGCCCACCGCTGGCACGGCGAGCGCGGCCCGGAGGACATGCAGGGCAGCTTCAGCCCCGAGGCGGCGGTGATCGCCTCGCACTACTACGCCCGCGACTTCGTCTACCGCATCCCCGTCTCGGTCGGCTCGGTGCTGCGTACCGTGATCGGACGCTTCGAGGTCCGCGACGACTGGCCGCTGAACTACCCCTACCTCGTCAAGGTGGTGGACGCATGAGCCGCGACGAGGTGCTGATCGGCAGCTTCATCAAAGACCCCAAGCACCCGACGCTGACCATCGACGTGACCGTCGACTCGCGCGGCAACGTGGTGCTGCGGGAATACGGCAAGTATTTCCTCATCCCGAACAAGCTCGCCGAGGAGATCAGCAGCTCCATCTACGTCGCCTGGGAGAACTCCGAGGACGTGGTCGCCGCCCACCAGGCCGCCGAGACCGCCAAGAAGCTGGCAGACCAGGCCCGCCAGGCGGTGCTCGACAAGATCAGCCGAGGCCAGCAGCCGTGAGCATCGCCAGAGAGCTGCGCGTCCTGGCCGACAACCTCGCGGAGATCGGCGCCACCGTGCGCCGGCTGGCCCGCGAGATCGAGGCCAAGAATCCCGAACCGGTCGAGCCCTGGCACGGCCGGACCACCAACACCCCCGACGAGGGGCCGTACCGAAAGAAGGCGATCTAGTGGACCCCGACATCACGCTGCAGGAGCTCCGGCTGGCGGTCAGTGCCTGGGAGACCGAGCGCAGCCTCTACGAGGCCAACCGCTTCTGCGAGCTGTTCAGCGCCCTGGACGAGTGGCTGATCCACGGCGGGTACGTCCCCACGTCCTGGGGCACCATCCGCTTCCCCCGTAAGGAGGACTGATGAACGCCGACGAACACGACGCCCGGATCAGGGTCAACATCGCCCTGTTCAACATGCCCTACGGAGGCAGCGTGTCGGCGGTGCGGCCTGTCATCGACCCCGAGCAGGACATCGTCGACTTCCTCAACGAGGTGGGCAGCTGGCTCGAGGCGCTGCGAGTAACGCTCGAGAGCGTTACCGACACCACCACCGATATGGCCCAGGAGCTCACCGAGCTCAGGTCGCAGAGAAAGGCGGCGAGGGACTTTCTCGGAATCCGCCCTGACCAGTAAAATACCTATCAAGACAGGCTTTATTCACAAGACAGGAGACCCGCGTGTTCATACACGGAACCATCACCAAGACCCTGCAGGACGGCACCAAGGCCAAGGCGGACTACATGATCGACCTCGCCAAGGGCGAGCTGATCCAGGTGGGCGGCGAGGCCGAGATAGTGGCCGAGGACATCGACCTCATCATGGACATGATGACCTCCGGCAAGGAGATGTTCGGCGACGAGGAAGAAGAGGAGGAACAGACATGACCGCGTGCACCAACTGCGGCCGGCAGGACCATCCGCGGCACTGCGCGGGCATGTGCTGGCCCTGCTACATGAAGTGGCGTCGGAACCCCGACTACGTCCCCGACCTCGTCGACTCCACCGAGGTGCGCCGACACGTCGCCGCCCTGGTGGAGTCAGGAGCCTCGCTGGCCTCGATCGCTCGCACCGCCGACCTGTCCAACCCGACGGTCTACGCGCTGATGGGAGACACCCCTCCCCGTCGAGTGAAGATCACCACCGCCCGTGCTCTGCTGTCGGTGCGTGCCTCATGAGTAAGCGCAGGTCGAAGCGTCACAGTGACGATATTCAGAGGGGTAGCCGGACACACCACCACCGCTGCCTTCCGCGCGAGGGATGCCCGACTCCGACCAAGCTGTGCTTCGAGGACGAGGAACACGCCATCAAGGTGCTGCGCTACATGAGCCATGACGGGCGCACCCGCAAGCCGTGCCGGATCTACCGCTGCGAGTGTGGGTACTTCCACACCTCGAGCAGATCGGAATGGGTCGACTACTGATTTTCCAGCGAAGGGGCGTCAAAGCGGTTTTCCGAAAATGCACCGCCAAGCCCTGCCCAAGACCCGCTCCTACACGGTGAGGCAGGAGCTGCGCCCCTTCGCTTTCTCCTGTCCGGGGTGTGACTACTCAAGTAGTCACTGTTGTCAGCCCCGAGCAAGGGCAAACGGCAGACCTGCGACTTCACGCTGACGATTGCGATACATCTTCTGCCGCTCCCGATGACAGGCCCGGCAATAGCTCTTGCCGTTGCAGACGTACTCGTTCCAGCGGTCCATTCTGGTTCCGCACTTCGGGCAATTCCTTACACCGACGTGAGTGTCGATCATCCGGCTCAACTTCGACCGGGTGCGCTCCAACTCCCCGGACAGCTCGGTGATCCTGCTGCTCTGCGAACGCAGGTGACTCTGAGCCAGGCGCATCTCGCTGGCGAAGTTCGTGGACTCGGTGAGCGCATAAACACAGACAGCGGTCATGTCGTCAGAGCGTATCGAGCGGACCAGACGCAGTGAACAGTCGAGCCGGTCGGCGATGTCCCCGGCGGTCAGGCCCAGGACCGTCAGCCCCGCCACCACCCAGCAGCGATCAGAGGAGGACAGCTGCGCCATCTTGCGGCCACCGCCCGCCATGACCGCGGGAATCAGCTGTAGGTCCGGCTCCCACCTGCTCGGTGGATCGTTGCGTTCGCAAGTATCTTCCACAACCGCACGATAACAACACGGCGCACCAAAACCGCTCAGATGTTTGACCAGTCCGGTACACGTTCGACGGGTGCGGCCTCCACCGCCTCGACCACCTCGGCGTCGACCGCTTCCTCCTGGCGCTCCCGGCCGAGCAGCAACTCCTTGGGTGGCTGCAACCCAAGCTCCGAAATGAGCCTGGCGGTCTCCTCGGCGAACTCGGTGTCACTGATGCCCAGGCTGACCCGCTGCGGTGAGTACAGACCGAACAGCTTGGCCTCGTGGTCCATCGCCGAGAGGATCAGCTTCTGGGCGGTGGCACGCTCATCGGTGCGATCAGGGTCGGTGTTGATGGCATCGAGGTAGTTGGCCCTCTGAAAGTCGAACAGCACACTGCGCTGCCGGGCGATCATGTCGTCGCGGGCCTCCCCGATGATCTCCTTGTATGCCTTGGCCACATCCTTGCGGACCTGGGAGACCGAGATGGGGGTGCCGGCGTTGGTTAGGGCCTCGGCGATCTGCTGATAAGTCCTGCCAGCGTTCCGCATGGTGACCGCGCGCATCCTGCGCTCCCAGAGGGACTCGTCAGAAGCCGGTGTGGAGTTGGCGATGTCATCGACTGTCGGCTTGTCGAATGGCGTGGTGGTCACTCCGACCACGGTAGGTGTTCCGGCGGCAGAGCCGGGGCTATTCTAAAGGGTAAGTATCAAATCCATCCGGCAGCAAAAAATTGCGGAGGCGAGGACTCCGAACCGGGGGGTGGTGCATGGTTGAGGGGAACGGTAATCTAAAGGGGTAAGCAGTTGAGTGAAGTTTGAGAATTTACATAGTGGATGCCTGCAAAACCGCTGGCCTGTGGTGTCTGTGGAACACCACCCAAGGGCGGCGGCGGGAGTCCGGGGACTCATCGCCCCGGACCCTGGCCGAGGGCTCGGCCTCATCTCCGAGCCCTCTGCGAGGGGAGTTCCCTCAGGTCGCGTGAGCGGCCCCGGTCCGATGCCGGGGTGCGGCGTGCGACCACCAACCCGAAGGAGCCGACATGGCTGCTCGTTCCTCGAAGAAGATCGCCGGCGCTGCCCTCGAGGCGGCCATCGCCAAGCCGAGCTGGGCGGCGGCGCTCGACGCCGGGCTGCCGAAGGCGCACTTCTTCCGGCTCAACACGAAGAAGCGCGCCGAGGACAACGGCTGGAAGCCGGTGGCGGACGGCCGGGTGACGGTGTTCACCCGGGGCACCGAGGAGATCACGGTGCGCTACGACGAGGGCGACTTCGTCAAGGAGGCGCACCGGAAGGGCGACAAGGCGCCCTTCGTCCTCCCGACCCACGCCGGGAAGGTCGGCCGGGTCAACAAGGAGCTGGCGACCGCGCCCAAGCGCAGCCGCCGCAAGGCTCCGGCCACGGCCTAGCGGCCAGGCGGGGCGGGGGCTTCGGCCCCCGCCCCTTCCCTCGGGCCCCGCGCCTGGCGCGCGGTGCCCGTGGGAAGGGTTCGCCCTTCGAGAAACCGCGAGGTGCACAGCGCGCCCGGAATCACCGGGTGACAGCGGTCGGGATCACCGACATGCGATGCCTCGCACGACGAAAGGTTCGCCGATGAGCGAATGGACACCGTGGGTCGCCCCGTGGACGGAACGCGAGAGCGTCTGGAGCACCCAGGCCGACCGCTGGGTCTGGCGGAGCACGCGGTCACCGAAGGTGATCGAGCCCCGCACCCCGCACCGGGTGAAGGGCGCGGGCAAGTGAGCGCCCGCGCCCAGCGCCTCGACCGCGAGGCGGCCCGGCGGGACCGGGACGCCGAGCGGCGTCGGGCCAGGGCGGCCAAGCGCGCCGCCCAGCGGCTGCCCGAGTGGGTGGCCGACGAGCTCGACCGCCGGGCGGCGGCGCTGCCCGAGTGGGTGCGCGACGCGAAGGAGGCCGGGCTGTGAGCGAGTGGCTCGGCGAGTGCTGCTGGTGCGGGGTCGAGGTCGAGATCTTCGACCACGGCGCGTGCCCGGCCCACGCGGTGACCGACTGCTTCGACGAGTTCGGTCCGCAGCCGGTGTAGGCGGGTGGCGGGGGCTTCGGCCCCCGCCCCTTCCCTCGGGCCCCGCGCATGTCGCGCGGTGCCCGTGGGCGGGAGGTTCCCGCAGGGCGGCTTCGAGCGGCTCCCCAATCCCGGGGAGTGCGGCTGTCGCCCGATGTTCGCAAGGAGGATCGCATGAGCGATTCGCAGCGGTTCGTGTCGAATGATGAGCGGCTCGGCCTCGAGGTGAGCGTCCTGATCACCGGGCTCGGGCCGGCACGGACGATGCACGGGATCGGGGAGTGCTCGACCTGGTGTCCGACGCAGGTCAACGACGCCAACGTCCCGCACGACATCGAGTGCGTGGTGCCGAACTCGCACCTCGAGTGCTCCAACGAGGACTGCTCGGAGGAGGCGGCGGGTCGCAAGACCTTCGGCAATGGCGTCACGGCGTGGCTGTGCCAGTTCGACCTGGCGGTCGGGGAGCCGTGCGCGGAGTGCGGCGGCGGCTCGGCTGGCGTGCGGATCTCGGTCAACGGCGAGGACGGCGGCCTCACGAGCCTCGACCTCTGCTACGAGCACGCCGACCGCTGGACGTGCGAGGTCGAGGTCGACGGCCGGTGCTGCGGGGAGTTCGGGTGCCCGAGCTACTCGGCGCGGTGCAACGAGTACGCGGTCTACCGCGACCGGCTCGGGTACATCCGGTGCCGCGAGCACATCTCGGCTCCGTTGACTCGGGCCTGCGAGGCCGGGCAAGCCGACGACTGCAAGGTCGACGAGGGCAAGACGGTCCGGGTGCGGCTCGTCGACGCGGTCACCGAGATCTGGTGCTGCGAGCCCTGCCGGGACGCCCTGCGCGCCCTGGGCGAGCTCGACGGCTAGCGACCGGCTCGCCCGGCCCCTTCGGGGGCCGGGCGGCCGGTCGGCCCTCCTGGTGAGTGCAGGCCAACCACAGGCCAACCGGGGGTGGAGTCTGCCCTTTTCGGGCGGCCCGATGGCGGTCGGTGCCGCCGCACGGGCGCGGCGGCGGCGGCGGCCGGCGGCGGGCGTATCTATCGAGAATTGTCGGGCACCGCCCGACAACCGGCCCGCTCGCTGGGCGGGGTGCCCGTCGTCGGTCGCCCGTTTGCTGTATCGGCCGCCCGCCCTATCTGATCTGCATTTTTACTCCGGCCGAGAAGTTGCGGAATGGTCGGTCGGTGATATAGTCTTAAGGGGTAAGTTGCTCCATCGAGAAAGGAAACGCAATGACGAACACGAAGTGGGAACCGAGCAAGGACGAGTACGGACGCCCGATCTGGACGCCCAACGATCCCCCGGTCTACACCGCTGACCGCAAGGTGATCACGCACGGGATGAGGGTGTTCACGAACAACCTCGACCGCGGGGTGATCGACCTGACCGGGACGCTGGGTGATCCGAACTTCCGGCGCCGGGCGGCCAACTACGAGTGGCACGGCCCCGAGCAGCGCTGGGTGTTGTGGTTCGACGTCGTCTGCGACACGAACTACAAGGGCGAGCCGTCCACCGAGCGGGTCATGCAGTCCGACGACCGGGTCGCCACCCGCTTCCAGGGACGGAGCGCCTGATGGCCGATCGGATGACCCCCGAGATCGCGCGCCGGCGCGTCCTGCGGGCCGCGCAGATGATCGTCCGGCTGGCCGAGACCGGCGACAGCGAGACCGTGGAGATGTGGATGCGGCGGCTGCACCTCGAGCTCGACCGGCTCAAGCGCCTCGAGGCCAACCCCGATGGCGCTGAGTTCCGCTACAAGGTCCGGCTCCCCCGGCGGACCTCGTGACCGGGCACATGGCCGCGGTGCTCACGCACCTGCGGGGGCTGCTGCTCACCGCCGAGAACGAGGCCGAGCGCTGTGACCGGCTGCGGCACATCGGCCCGGCCCACCACGACGGCGCAGAGTTCTGGGCCGGTCGCGCCAGCGGCCTGCGCTCGGCGCTGGAAGCCCTCGAACTGCTCACCTCCGAGACGAAAGGATCGAACGCATGATCGAAACCATCCCGTTCCGCGACAAGTACGGGGCCCACGAGATCAACGGCCTGCCCGCGGGCGGCCAGCAGGCGCTGCTGGACCGGCTGGCGGCCGATGGCGACGCCGAGGTGTACTGGTCGGACCCGAAGCTGGCCCGGATCACCCGGCTGCGGCTGCTCGGCGACCGGGACTTCCCGTTCTTCGACCTGTCGTACTGCTACGGCGAGCTCAAGGACGGCCGGATGTGCCGGGTCACCCTGCCGTTCCACCAGCTCCGCAAGGCGAGGTGGAAGTCCGAGCTGCTCGAGTGGGCCAAGCGCGACCGCGTCTACGCCAAGGGGCTGGGCCTGTTCGCCCCCGACACCGTGTCGTGGGTGATCTGACATGGCGATCTGCGAGGACGCGCCGTGCTGCGGCTGCTGCGGACACACCGTCTGGGCGGCCGAGGCCCGCGCCGACGAGGAGTGGGCGCAGGCCCGCTGGCTCGAGATGGACGGCCCCGAGCCCGACGAGCCCGGCGAGATCACCTGCCCGTGGTGCTCGGCCTGGACCCACCCGGACACCGAGTGCTCCGAGTGCGGGGAGTTCACCTCCTCCGAGCCCCGCTACTCCGAGGACGGAGAGGAGGACGCCTAGCCGACAATGCCTCCCCGGCAGCTCGTCTACCTCGGAAAACCCCGAGAAATGAGTTGCGTGGGCATCGCCCATAGGGTAATCTGAAAGAGTAAGAAAATCACGGCGGGACACCGCCAAGACGAAAGGAATCACCTATGTCGAACACCGAGAGCACCGCCGCCGTCATCGAGGCCCCCAAGCCCGCGCCGAAGCCCGGCCCGGTCAAGAAGGCCCCGGCCAAGGCGGTCGCCAAGAAGGCCCCGGCCAAGGCCCCGGCCAAGAAGGCGGCCCCGGTCGCCAAGAAGGCCCCGGCCAAGGCCCCGGTCAAGAAGGCGGCCCCGGTCAAGAAGGCGGCGCCGGTCAAGAAGGCGGCCCCGGGTGGCCCGACGTGGGCAGGTCGCCCCGCCGGCACCGGCAAGGCGCACATGTTCCGCCAGCACACGCTGACGCTGGCCAAGAACGCGGGCTACAAGGACGACACCGAGGCCCCCTTCGACCGCACGGTGCGCTTCCGCAAGGGCAACGTCCTGGTCACCGTCACCTACAGCGAGCAGGACTTCGTCCGCACGGTGAAGGTCGGCGACCGGGAGGTCATCCGCAAGGACGACCGCGACAAGTGGAAGCGGCTCAACGCGCTGCTCGCCCAGCTCGCGGCCAAGGCCGACAAGGCTCCGGCCCCCAAGGTCGCGGCCAAGTAGCCGGGCGCGGCACCCCGGCCCGGCTGGGCCGGGGTGCCGCCCCATCCCCACTCGAGGAACCCAACCGAAAGGAGATCCGCACATGGCCGAGCAGAGCGCCGCCGAACGCGCCACTCTCAACGCCGCGTGGAACGCCCACCCGCAGGTGGTCGCCTTCCGCGCCGCCATGAGCGACTTCGTCGAGACCCGGGAGCTGACCGGACCCGAGGGCGCCACCGAGCTCCTCGCGTTCGCCAACACCTGGCTGACGGAGAACGGCCCGCTGCCCGACAGCGGCATCCTCTGCGCCTGACGCAGGAACGAAGCCCCCGACCCGATTCCGGGTCGGGGGCTTTTTTCGGCCCATTTCCGTCGCCCGGCCGGCACTCGAGGTCTCGCCCGACCGCCCGCCAACCGCCGCCCGCCTCGAGTGCGTCTACCCGACAAGAAAACAGTCCGAAAGTACGCGCTCCCGGGCCTATCTCATCGCAGCCCGGCCCATCTCATCGCAAAAAGTGGCCGAAATCCTCGTCCCGTGGCCGATGCAGCGGCGACGGTTGCCGTTTCCGCAGGTCAGCGAGCCGCGACTGGCGGGCGTCCAGCAGCCGGTCGATCAGCACGCCCGCCGGGACGCCCTCCTCGGCCGCTGCCATTTTCAACTTTCTACCGAAGCCCTCGGGCGCGCGGAGGCTGATCCGTTCGACGTTCGGTGTTCGCCTCGCTGTCTTGTCCGTCATGACTGTCATTCTACGCCCTCGCCCATTCCACCGCCTCGCCTAGATGCCCTCTATTCGCCCCTGTACGGCACCGAGAGCCATTTTCGGTGGTTGAGTGAGGGTTCGGTATGCACCGCCCGGCAGAATCGCTCTGAGAGCCTTTCGGTTTCCCGCGGCCCCGCACCGCAGCCTGCGACACAAACCTCGGTACAAACTTCCGAATACTCGAGAGCGCATACTTCGCGCAGCCTTGTCACCGCCCGAACGGGCGGCGTCATCACCGAGCTCGTCAGGCATCGACCTCGCCCCGGCCTGTGAGCCGCGATGCGTCAAGCATGAGAGCGTGGCTCGACGGCTGCGGCGTCTGTCCACGCCTGCATCGTCTACGGACTCGAGATAGTCTACAGGGTAACAGCTTCGCCGCGCGGGGAGGTCGTCGACCTCGACCTCGTCGGGGGCGGCTCCTCGCTCCCTGGCTTGGGGCCTCGCTCCGAGCCTAATGTCCCCGTCAAGTCCTTGTCAACCCCCGTGCCGATGTCGTCGAACAAACATTCGATATTGACGGGATGAAAGCTGGACGGTACAATGCCGCCTTCGGTAAACTGACTGCATGGCCCCGTACATCACCAACGAGACTCTGCACGCCCTGGACCGCATCGCCACCTCCCGCGGAGTCGACATCGACACCCTGCTCTCCGACTTCTTCGACGCCGACGCCCGCTTCCGCAAGGTCGCCGGTCGCGTTGTCCTGAGCACCTCCGGTGGAGTGCCGGCGCTGGCCGACAAATGCAACGACGCCCTCGCTCACTACGACCAGGCCGCCATCCGTCGGGCCGTGCTGCGGGTCGCCGCGCTCAAAACCGCGCCCGGCCCGACACTGGCCGACGCTCTGACCGCCATCGGCCGCAACCGAAAGGCCCGCGAGGTCCTCGATCAGTGGCCCCGGGTGATGGAGTCGCTGCGCCAGTCCGGCTGACCTGCCCCTCACCGGCCCCGTCCCGCCTGGGATGGGGCCATTTTTCTACTCCGATCTGGTGCGGCCGAGAACTACCCGAAATGCCGGTTGACCTGTTAGACTGACAGGGTAAGGCAGGGAACCACCCGACCGGAAAGGAATCACCGAGAATGAGAGCAACGAAGCTGCAGCACATCGCTGCGGTCAAGGCGATCAACAAGCACTTCGAGTTCCCGCTCGTCGCGCTCGCCGACTGGACAGACGTGGGGAGCGGCTACGCGATCCTGGTCAATGACGACCTCGACGAGTACACCGCCCTCGACATCAGCGCCGACGCCACCGTGCACGGCGCACTGCCCCGCGGCACCTACCTCGAGGCGATCAACAACTTCTCGCTGCGCCTGCAGCGTCGGATGCGGGGTCAGCGATGAGCGACCGTGCTGCGCGGCTGCTGACCCGCGCCGAGAAGCTGCAACCGATCCTCGACCAGATCGAGGAGGCCAAGCGCGCCCTCGACATCGAGCTCGCCGAGGACCGGCCCAACGAGAAAACCGTCATCGCCATTCGGGGCCGCATCCGCGACCTCGATCGTGCCGCCGCCTCGCGGATGGTGTTCTGATGCGTAACTACGTCACCCGCGTCGTCGGCGTCGATGAGCGCCACGGCATCGAGATCGCGGTCAACAGCGACGGCGAGGCGTTCTACGTCACCCCGTGCTGCGGGGCCAGCGCGAAGGGCTGCGACGGCTACACCGGCTGCCGGGCCTGCTACGTCGAGGTCGACCCCGCCACCGGGGATCTGCCTCCCGCCGACTGGTGGGCACCGCATCAGCGGCACCGCGTGCAGGAGTTCGCCGACTTCATGCACGAGGTCATGATGCGCTCGCTGGGGCTGTGGAAATGACCGACTACCACGCCCAGATCGAGGACGACCTCACCCCCGAGGTCCTCGACGCGCTGCAGATGCTGCGGGATCGCGGGTTCTCGGTGTGCGCCTTCTCGCCCACCGAGCTCCGCGGTGCCGACCCCGACGCCATCGAGGAAGCCATGACCCGCATGGGCTGGGACGCCATCGACATGGACACCGCCTCGTCGGCCGGCGAGGAGGTGTCCGAATGAGGTTCCGCTGCGAGGAGGACTTCGACGACGCCGTCGACCGGGAGTTCCCCTTCGACCGGCAGTGCCCCGCCTGTCGCGCCGTTGACCCGGCCATCACCGTCGAGGACAACAGCATCGGCTGGGTCGAGTACTGGGGTGCCCCGTACTACCACGAGTCCTACGCCCTCGTCACCGAGTGCTGCGGTGCCGAACCCATCGAGTACATGGGCCCCGATCCCGAGGAGCCCGACCCCGATCACATCAACGAAAGCGAGGTGGCGTGATGCCGCGTCTGATCCAACTCACCCTGTTCGGGGCCGACCCCGAGTACCGGCAGGTCCAGGTCAACCCGGACCACATCTCCACCCTCTCCACCAAGTCGGTCAGGGACTACACCCAGGCACGGCCCCGGTTGACGATCTACACCAGCATCGGGCTTCTCAACGGCTACCTCAACGTCACCGAGTCGGTGGCCCATGTCGTGGCGCTCATCGAGGGTAGCGAGTTCTACCAGTGCGATCACTGCGACTACGAGACCGACAGTGAGGGCGCCATCGCCCGCCACTACGACACCCACCCCGACACCGAGGAGGTCTGATGTTCTGCGACTGGCTGTTGTTCCGCGACCCGTGGTGTGGGTGCATCGACTGCGCCTACGAGCGCGTGGTGTGGGGACTGAGGTGGTGACCGTGATCCCGTTCCTGGTGCCCCGGCCGCGCTGCCCGGAGTGCGGCAAGAAGTTCGACCTGACCGACATCCGTCAGCGTCAGGATTTCTATTTCGGCCACGACTGTGAGGAGGAGAAGTGAGCGGACGAGGAATGTTCCACTACTGGGTCGGCCACCGCCCCAGCGGCGACGGCCACGATGCCGGTAACACCCACGACGTGTCGAAGTTCCTGGCCGAGGTTCAGGAACGCTACGGGGCCCTCATCGACATCGACGTGCCGTGCCCGGGTGTCGTGCGCTGGCACACCTACAACGGCTACCTCGTGGTGCTGGCACCGTGGCGCAACCCCTACGTCGACGAGTACCTCGCCGAGCTGTCCGACGGGGTGGATCTGCCGTGAGCCAGCGCAAACCCACCCCCGCCACCGCCGGCCGACAGGCCGCGGTGCGCCGCCAGGAACTCCGCCGCTCCAATGCGGCGGTGCCCATTCCGATGGGCAAGCACAAGCGGTCCCGGTCCTGGGACAAGCAACAGCTACGAAAGGAGTACGCACGATGAACAACCCGATCATCAAGTCCGTCGAGGTCGATGTCCGGTTCCACGACGACGAGCACGCCCTGAGCGACTTCATCACCGACCTCGAGAACCTCGCCGGTCATCAGACCCTGATCGACCACCGCAACGGCGAGGACGTGTCCGAGGCGTTCCTGCCGATGGTGCGCCAGCTGCTCGACGCGATCCAGGCGGCGAAGTGGTGACCGCATGGCGCGAGGTCCCGGTGAGCGTCAGCAGCCCGCAGGACCTGGCGGCGTGCGCCGACGTGCTGCTCGGCCATACCGGCGAGGACTCCTACGCGCACGCCATGTCGCGGTGCTGGGAGTACCCCGACCCGGAGGGCCGGGAGGAGGTTCTCATCGACGACATCGACTGCGATCTCTCCGTCTCCGGGTACACCGTCACGTTCAACTTCAACACCCGAGTGTGGCGGATCGACCATGCCCGGAATCTTCCGAACTGCTCCGCAGAAAACCTACCCGTCTAGTCGCCCCATCAGGTACACTGATGGGGTAAGGCAGGGAATCACCCGACCGAAAGGAGTACACCAACCGTGTCCGACAAACCCTCCGAGCGCCGTCTGGCCTTCGGATACGAGGCCGCCGTGCCGGCCGACACCGCAGCGTGTTGGGGCGCGCGGCTGATCCTCGACCGCATGTCCCACAAGTTCGGCGGCGATCTGGTTCACAACCGCCAGGCTCTGTGGGGCGTTCCCTCCGCTCGCCACGCCCTCACCGACCAGCTCGACCGGGTGCGGCCCTGGGGCCAGCCGCTGGCAACCCTCATCTGCGAGGGCAAGGTGCAGTCGCACCTCGGCAACGAGGTCACCGTCTACGAGGACGGCCTCATCAAGGTCGTCGGCAACTCCAACGGCAGCTACGGCTACTTCTACATCGCCGCCTGGCTCAATGCGACCCAGGACGAGTGGTTCGCCGACCGGCTGCAGGCCGGGGCGCTCAAGGCCGCTCGCCAGGAGGGGTTCATCTGATGGGCGCCCGCATGGTCGCCGTGCCGTGCTGGCGGGTGTGGGTGTGGCGGCAGGGCCACTGGATGGTGCGCTCCACCCACGACACCGAGGCGCAGGCCCGCGAGGCGTCGAGTCAGTACCGGGCCCGGAACCGCTTCGGCAGGTCGCTGGTCCGCAAGTCCACCCGCCGGGTCGCCGCCTACGTCGAGGCCCCGGCTCCGACCGCCGCGCAGAAGTTCCGCGAGGCCCAGGCCGACCGGATGGCGCTGCGTAGACAGGCGCACGCCTACTTCAAGTCCGGTTCCAACGGCACCGAGGTGCTGCAACTCCCGAAGGAGGCTGACGCATGAAATACGACCCGACTGACCCCGAGCAGTTCACCCCGATGCTCGACCCACTTAACGCGATCTTCGGGGAGAACGTGTTCCAGTGGTGGCACACCGGAGGCGGCTGCACCGCGATCCAGGCGTTCCTCGAGGGCGACCTGACGGTGATGGTCACCGACAACCCGCACACCGACCACGGTGAGGAGGCGTACATCACGCCGATGCCCGCCCGCATCTCCACCGGGGACGGCGACGCCAGCTTCGGCTACGCCGTCGGCGTCTACACCGACGAGGGCTGCGAACTCAAGGCGATGGACTTCTGCGGCACCGCCGAGGAGTTGCCGCTGCTGGTGACCCGGCTGCTCATCGAGGCGGTGAAGCCCCGATGAGCGACCGGCAGATCGTCACGGTGTACTACACCGAGGTCAACTACGAGCTGGCGCTGTTCCTCACCGTCGAGGAGCAGGGCGCAGACCTCAAGGAGTCGCTGTGCCGTTACGGCAGCGGCAACCTCGAGGAGTCCGAGAAGGCCGACATCGCCGAGCTGGCCGACGCCGAGGTCGGCGGCTGGCTGATCGACAACGACATCAACCCCGAGAACGTGTCCTGGGGCGAGGAGTCGGTCCGGCTGCCGGTCGGGTGGCGCTTGGTCAAGGACGGTGAGTGACGGTGTATCAGATCACTCCCGATGGCGAACGCCGGCTGGTCACGATGATCGGCTACCTGTCCACGCTGGGCCAGGTCCACGTCGGGATGCGGGTTATGCCGCACCCGGTCACCGACGCCTGGATGAAGGGCGACATGCACGGCACGGTCGAGGAGATCGGCCGCAAGTACGTCGGGGTCAGGATGCAGCGTTCGGGCAAGCTGATGCGGTTCTGGCCGTGGGACCTGACCGCCCACGTCACCGATATACGCCGCTGCACCGCCGATCAACTGCACCCCGGCGAACTGATCGCCGACTCGCAGGCGGCTCTGCACACCATCGTCTCAGTCAAGAGGCACGTCGCCACCGACGCCTGGGACGACACGACCGAGGAGTTCACCAAGATCGTGCCGGGCTGGTGGGTCTGCACCGACACCGTCATCGACGGCCAGTTCGGCAGCGAAGCCGCCGAGTACCGGGTGGTGAGGTTCGTATGAGCGACACCAGCGCCGACCGCCGGGCCGAGACCGAGCAGGAGATGCGCCGCGTCCTCAGTGAGTTCGTGCGGGTCTATGAATCACAGACCGAGAACGCCGACGTGGTGGCCTACGCCTACGAGCTGGCCGAGGCGGTCAAGGACTACCTGTTCGAGATGGAGACCGAGGGAGAGTTCTCGTGACCCGGAATTAGTACGGACGAAACCGCTTGTGACACTTGCGTTTTCACCGCCCATGCCTTATTCTAAAAGGGCAAGGCTGGGACTGCACCCGCCACCACGCAACGAAAGGAGACACCTGACCGTGAACCGAAAACAGATCAGCGCCGTCGCGGTGATGCTGCGCGTTCAACTCGCCATCGCCAAGACCGAGGGTGAGCGCGAGACCGTGGCACGCATCTGCCGCAACCTCGCCTCGACGTTCAGCCAGATCGCGCCGAGCTTCCAGTTCCACCGCTTCTACATCGACTGCGGCCTGCAGCCCAACGGCTACACCACCGACGCCGATGCTCTCGCCCAGGCGAGGCAACGATGAAGCGGCCCAGCGCGCGCAATGTCGCGGCCTACGACCAGAACCGGCGCACCTCCGCGGAGGTCATCGACGCACTGGTCGACTACTACCGCGACATCACCAACGACGGCTGCACCGACATCGAGGCGGCGACCAGGCTCTACAAGCTGGTGGTCACGTCGGTCAGCGCCGCCGGCACCGCAGCCGAGCTCGACGCCGAGGAGGTTCTGCCGCGAATCCTGGAACTGGCGGTGTTCCTCGTCCAGCGCATCGCCGAGGAACCGAAGTGATCGGCTACCACGACGACGCTCTCTACGAGCGTGAGCGTATTCCGCAGATTCAGCTGTCCGGAAAACGGGTCACCGCTCGCAAGCAGCACCGATGCAGCGGTTGCCTGGCCGTCATCGAACCTGGGCAGCGGTACATCCGCGAGTTCTGGCTCATCGACTCAGAACCGACCACCGTCACCCGCCACGGCGGGTGCGACTACTACTGAGAGGAGGCGTGCTCGTGTCCAAGAAAATCGACTACGAGGCCAACGCCCGGTACTGGGGCCTGACGAACACCGGCCGTGATCTCCGGCTGACCGCCCACCCGCCGATCCGGTTCGGCAGGACACTGCCGAACCGGACAGCGCAGTCTGTCGCCGCCTGCGCGGTGCTGGATCTCACCTACTGGTCCGACCACCCCCAGACCGGCATGGTGTGGGCAACCGACTTCCACGGTCGCTTCCACGAGGTCCGGCTGGACCGCCGTGCCCAGACCAGCTCCCACGTCTGCGGACGTTCCCACCGCCTCACCCCGGAGGGTTCGATCCGCGACACCGAGAGTTGCTCCGAGGCGGGACGCACCGCCTCATGGCTGACCGCGGCGACTCCGCAAGAGTTGTGCGAGCAACTCAACGGCGAATGGGTCAACTACGTCGAGCCCACCAAGCTCACCGCCGCCGAACGCCGCCACGCCAAGGCACGCAACGCGGCTAAGGCCGCACAGCGGGACGCGGAGATGGAGCAGTTCCACGATCGGGCCTACCAGAAGGCCAAGGCCGCGCCCCGCAAACGGGCTCAATCCGACGACACCGCCGCCGAGGACTGGGCGGCGTCCCTGGTCGCCGAACTCCTCGGCGAGGAGGCGTCGTGATGGAGTGGTTGTTCCCCGAGATGACGGCCACGCCGCTGCACGACTACATCGACATCGACGGCGACATGCTCGCCGTCGACGAAGTCGACGGCCTGCTGGCGCTCTCTGTGATCCGGCACGGCAAGACCGCCGCCCTGACCGCCATCCTCAGCGACCCCGACGACGCCCGAAAGATCGCCAGAACGCTCACCTCGTGGGCCGACCGAAAGGAAGCACAGTGATCCCCCACGACATCAACGTCGGCGACAGCCCCGACTGGCTGGCGCGTCGTCTGCGCTGGCTGGTCGGCGACGTGCGGGCCGGCATTCCGGTCGACTACGCCAAAGAGGCAGCCGTGATCCGGCTGCGGCTGATGACGGAGGTAATGAAGTGAGCGTTCAGGACGAGCTCCGGCATCTGCTTGAGCTGGCCGTGATCCAGGGCCGCATCGAGGGTGTCACCGCCGCCACCAACACCATCGGTGGCTTCATCGACCTGGTCGAGGGAGGCACCATCGGAGACGACTGGCTCGATCAGTTGCGGATTCTGCGTAACGGCATGTCCGACCTGATCCTGCGTGCGGAGTTCGAGAACACCAGGAGGATCGAAAATGCCTGACGTTCCCGACCGGCGCTGGTTCGACCCGTCCCTCAACGCCTACCTGCACACCGGCATGGCCGCTTACCACGCCGTGCAGGCCATGCCGACCGGAACCCAGGTCGCCATTGACATCGAGACGCCGGGGTTCGACCGTGCCTTCGAGATCAACTGTGTGACCGCCGCCTGGCAGCAGGACGGCCAGACCAACGCCGTCCTGCTCGACGTGAGCCGCAACCCCCGCGACTACGCGATGGCCGCGAACATCCTGCAGGTCAACCGGTCCACGCTGATCCTGCACAACGCACCCTTCGACATTCCGGCCCTGTGGGAGGCCGGACTGATCGGGGCCCACGACGTCAACCGTGTCGTGGACACCCTCGTGCTGGCACGCATGGCCTGGCCGAACCCCTACGACAAGGTGACCGGCAAACGCGACCTGACCTCGCTGTCGATTCGGTTGCTGGGCATGTCGGAGTTCGCCGACGGCATGACCCGAGCGTTCAAGGCGGCGGGCTTCAAGACCAAGCAGGTCGGGTACGAGAACATGGACATCGACTCCCCGATCTACCGGCAGGGCGCGATGGCCGACACGGTGGCCACTCTGCGACTGGAACCCATCGTGCGCGCCGCCTGCCGACGACTGCTCACCGACCACCCGTTCATCCACTACGGGGCCACCACCACCGCCGAGGCCGACGAGATCATCGCGGTCACCGAAACCGTCAACCGGGTCATGCTGCGGCGCACCGCCCGCGGCATCAAGGTCGATTCCGACTACCTCGTCGAGTACCGGGAGATGGTCGACATCGACCGGATGCTGGCCGAGACCGAGCTGGCCACGCACGGTTTGGCCGGCGGGGCGGGCAAGGGGCCCAAACTCATCGAGTACCTCGACTCGATCGGCCAGCTGCGCCCCGACTGGCCGCGCACCTCCACCAACCGGCTCTCCGCGACCAAGGCGCTGCTGGACTCGCTGGATCACCCGCTGGCCACCGCGCAGCGCAAGCTGGCCGAGACCGACAAGGTGCTGGGCTATCTGGCCAAGGTCGCCCGGCAGTCTGAGGTCACCGGGCGCTGCCACCCCCAGGTGAGCGTGCTGGGCGCCTCTCAGACCGGGCGCATGAGCTACTCCTCGCCGGAGTTGCAGCAGTTCTCCAAGGACGCCCGCCCCATCCTCTGCGGCGACGGCAACGGCCTGACGAGCATCGACTGGTCGCAGATCGAGCCGGTGACGATGGGGTTGATGGCCAAGGACGACAAGTTCCTCGCCGCCTACGAGGCCGGGGAGGACCTCTACGGCCCGGTCCAGAAGGCGTGCGGCATCGACCGGACACTGGCCAAGGTGGTGCTGCTGGCGACCATGTACGGCCAGGGCGTGTCGGGCCTGGCCAAACGGATCGGGAAATCCGAGGACGACGCGGCCAAGATTCGCCGCCAGATGATGGCGGCGATGCCCAACAGCGCACGCTGGATGACGCGGGTGGCGGCGGTGGCAGAGAATCACGGCATGGTCCCCACCGCTGTAGGGCGAATCCTGCCCGTCGACCGCGACGGCGTGTTCCGCGCGGTGAACTACGTCGTGCAGGGCAGCGCCTACGACGTGCTCGCCCACACCATCTGCGAGATGGAACGACAGGGTATCGGGGACGACATCTACCTGGCCATGCACGACGAGGTCGTGGTGTCCACCGGAGTTGCCGAGGAGGTCAGGCACATCATGGAAACCCCGCCGCCGTTCCTGCAGCGGTGGGCCGAACGCACCCCGGTGCTGCGTACCGACCGGGCCGATATGGGAGAGAGGTGGGCCAAGGTATGACCGCCAAGAAGCCCCGACCGCCGCACATCGAGGGATACGCCGTGTCCTACACGACGTATGTCAATCACCGCTGCCGCTGCGAGGGCTGCGCCGCCGACCACCGACGCAAGCACAAGGAGTGGCGTGACAACGCCTCCCCGGAGATGCGACGCAAGCTCTACAAGCGCGTCGAGGACCGCAAGCGCCGGATCAACGAGCAGCAGTCCCGCACCATGCCCAACAGGTCCAAGCCGTGGACAGACGAAGATCGTGCGGTGGCGCTCAATCCGAAGCTGTCCGCGCAGCAGGCGGCGAACATTCTCGGACGCACCATGTTCTCGGTCAAGCAGTACCGGGCGCAGCACCGGAAGAAGATGCGCGGTGAGTGAGCAGTGGAGGGCGATCCCCGGGTACGAGGGTCTCTACAGCGTCAGCACCTGGGGCCGGGTGATGTACCACCGCCGGCGCATCGACCGCCGCCACACCCGGCCCTACTGGGCCAGCGGCGGTCTGCTGGCCCCGCGCACCGGCAACGACTACGGCCACCTGTGCGTCACGCTCTACGACCATCAGGGCAAGGCCCGCAAACGCTACATCCATCACCTTGTCGCCGAGACGTTCATCCCGCGGGTCGAGGGCAAGACGTGGGTGCTGCACGGCTCAAGAGGCAAGCGCTGCAACCGGGTCGACAACCTGCGCTGGGGGGATCAGTCCGACAATGAGTTGGACAAGTACCGCGAAATACCGGCACCGAAACCCAGCAAAGACTCGTCCGGTGTCATAGGCTAGAGGCACAGATGGCTCACTGCGGAAACACCGCGACACGCCGACACACCACCGCTCCAACCACTAGATGTTGTGCCGCCCTGTTCGGCGGCGTACCACTGCGTGCGTTTGCGTGCAGATACGTCTACTGACGGCGAAAGGACCGATACCGCCCCGACTGATTGACTGCACTCCCCGCTGTTCCCCCGCCGGAAGTTCCCCCGCTTCCGGGCAGCGGCCCCAAATGAATATCCCCAACACCTACCCGAAAGGTACGTTCCCTGATGCTCGGCTCGACGCCGATCACCGCTGTCCTGGGCAGCGGTGTCGACAACACCAACCATGACGCTGTCCGCTCGTTTCTCAAGGCCGCTGCCGACGCCGGTCTGTCGCTACTGCTGATCGCCCCCGGCACCAAGCAACCCTTCGACGGCCGCACCGCGCAGAAGAAAGCCGCCGACGACCGCGCCGCCCAGGCGCGGGCGAAACTGGCGGGCCACAAGGACTGGCAGAAAGCCAAGTCCGCGTCCGGCCTGGCGCTGGCGACCTCCGACAAGGCCACCCTAAGCAAGTACCTGGACCGCTACATCAGCGTGTACGGCGATCAGGTCGCGGTCAACATCGCCGTCGAGGTCGGCGGCTCCGGGCTGGTGGTCGTCGACTGCGACACCGAGGCCCAGAAGCGCCGGTTCCTCGAGGCGGCGACCGGCGACGAGGACTCCGACCTGCCGCCGACGGTGGTCACCCCCGGCAGCCGCACCGCCGACGGCACCTGGGTGCACAGCGACGGCGGGCACTTCTACTTCACCGTCCCCGAGGAAACGGTGCTGCCCCGCAACATGGGCGCGATGACCTGGGGCGGCGAGGACGGTTTCGCGGTGCTCTGGGACCGCCGCTACGTCCTGATCCCGCCGTCCACCCGTCCCGAGGGTCCCTACGAACTGGTGGGGCGCGACTACCCGCTGCCGACCTGGCTGCAGGCGGTGATCCAAGAGCGGTCCTCGGTCAAACTGGACCGCTCGATCTACAACAGCGTCGACACCGAGCTGGCGTCCTCGATCGACCTGTGGGCCGAGAACACCACCTGGGAGCAGATTCTCGAACCGCTGGGCTGGGTGCCGACTTCCCGACCCGACAACTGCGGCTGTGTGGTCTGGACGGCACCGGGAGAACATTCCAGCCCCAAGTCGGCCACCGCACACGACGCGGGCTGCTCACTGGGCATCTACACCGAGACCAACGCGCCGCTGCACATCTGGACCGACAATCCGGGTGAGCCCTTCGACGACTACGTCAGCACCACCGGCAAGCAGACGCTCTCGAAGCTGCAGGCGGTGGCCTGGATCGAGTACGGCGGCAACGTCGGCGCGACGATGGACGGCAAGGGGATCAGCCCGGCGCTGACCACCATCGAGCGTGAGGAGGGTGTCGACTCCCGCGCCATCGAGTCCGACCAGGCCGGTCACGATCTCTGCGAGGACATCGTGTTGACCTCCGAGCACGACGAGCCGATTGAGGAGCTCGACGACGACTACATGGCCTTCGAGCCGGTCCTGCTCGAGAACCCCACTGACTTCCCCGACGAGGTCGAGCAGCCCGATCCCGACGTGTTCGATCCCGACATCCAGGGTGTCCCCGTTATCGCGCCGTTCTCCCACTGGCGGGACATGCCGGCCCCCGAGTACATCGTCGAGGGATTGATCGAGCACGGTGGTCTGTCCTCGGTGATCGGACCTCCCGGGGTGGGCAAGTCCAGCGTCGTGTTGGACATGGCGTGCTGCATCGCCACCGGTCGCCCGTGGCAGGGCCGCAAGGTGCTCAAGACCAAGGTGCTCTACCTGCCCGGTGAGGGTCTGTCCGGTGCGGTGCAGCGGATGAAGGCGTGGTGCGCGGTCAACGACGTGCCCGAGGAGGTCCTCGACCAGGGCATCCGGCTGGGCTCCTCGATCATCCAGCTCGGCGCGTCCAAGGAGGCGTGGGCGGCGGTGTGCGAGTACGCGATCCGGCAGGGGGTCGGACTCATCATCTTCGACACCTTCGCCCGCATGAGCCTGGGTATCGAGGAGAACTCCGCTACCGAGATCAACAAGGCGGTGGCCCGGTTCGACCAGATACGGCGGCTCACCAACGCCGGAGTGATGATCGTCCACCACACCGCCAAGAACAACCCGACCTCCGGCCGCGGCTCCTCGGCGCTCAACGCCGCCCTGGACTCCGAGCTTCTGGTCAGCGACGGCCAGTGGGAGTTCGAGGACTTCGATCTGGTCGGTGACGACGGACGTGTCCCGCACGGCAAGAAGATCCAACTCACCACGAGCAAGCAGAAGAACGCCGAGCAGATGGAGCACCCGATGCCGCTGCTGATGCGGAGCCACGAGCCGCTGGCGGCTCCGTACATCACCGGCCCCAGCGGTGAGCTTGACCCGATGATCGGCGAGATCGTGCTGGCCCGTCCCACCGAGGAACCGGTGATCGAGACCGCCATCCGTATCCGGCGCTTCGTCACCCAGTTCCCCGAGCAGGGCGTCACCCGCGCCGACATCATCGCCGGGGTCAAGCCCGACTCCTACACCACCATGCGCCGCGATGCCGTCAAAGCCTGGCGGCAGAAAGTGGCGGTGGCCATTGACAAGGGTCTGCGGTTCTACCTTCTCGAGACCGCATCCGGTCAGCGGCTGGGCACCCGGTATGTCCCCGGCACGGCCACCGACACCGACGCCAGACGCATGTACGCAGCCGAGGTGATGAGCGACGACACCGAAAAGTCCCTCGAATGAGGGACTTTTCGGCTGTCGATTTGGTGCGGCCGAGGAATAGACAATGACTACCAAAGTAGGTATTATCAAGAGGTAAGAAGTTCCACCCCGACTACCAACCTCGACCCCGACCCCAACCCCGACCCCGAAGGAGGACCGCACTGTGAGCGTCCGATCCAAGAAGAAGGCCAAGCCCCGCGAGCTTCGCCCCTACCAGTCCGAAGCTGTCGACGCCGTCCACGCGGACTGGGCCAACGGCACCAAGCGTGTGGGCGTCGTACTGCCCACCGGAGCGGGCAAGTCCACCGTTATCGGCAAGCTCGTCTCCGACGCCTACCACGACGGCCACCGCATCGTCTGCCTCGCCCACCGGGGCGAGCTGCTCGACCAGATGCGCCGCGACCTGATCGCCGTCGACCCATCCATCCCGCTGCAGCACATGGGGATGGTCCGCGCCGAGATGGACGACCACCACGCCCCCATCGTGTTCGCCACCCTGCAGACCCTCGCCACCGCCCACCGCCGCATGGCGCTGGGTAAGCGTGACGTCATCATCTGGGACGAGGTGCACCACGCGCCGGCGCTGGGCTACCACGCCACCTTCACCGACCTCGGCGGCTACGACGACGCGCTGATGTGCGGCTTCACCGCCACGATGTACCGCTCCGACAACACCAAGGGCAAGACCGTCCAGATCGGCCTGGGCGACGTGATCCAGAAGATCTCCTACGAGAAGGACCTGCGCTGGGCTATCGAGAACGAGTACCTCGTCCCGCCCACCGGCCTGACCGTGCGGATCGGGGAACTCAACGCCCTCGACAAGGTCAAGAACATCGCAGGCGACTTCCACCAGGGCGACCTCGCCGACATCATGGAGGCGGCGGTGGAGTACACCGTCGACGCCATCGAGATGCACGCCCGCGACCGGCGCTCCATCGTGTTCGCCGCCAGCGTGGAGGCTGCCCGGCAGATCGCCGACCTCATCAATGAGCGCGGTGTCCTCAAAGCGGTGTCGACCACCGGAGCGATGACCTACGACGAGAGGCAGCCGGTCTACCACGACTTCCGCAACGGCGACATCGACGTGATGGTCACCGTCATGGTCCTCACCGAGGGTGCCGACTTCCCGATGTGCGACTGCGTGGTCATGGCACGCCCCACCCGCAGCCGGGTGCTGTACTCGCAGATGGTGGGCCGTGCGCTGCGGCTCTACGAGAACAAGACCGACGCCCTGGTGCTCGACCTGGCCGGTACCGCGCGCTCGATGAAGCTGATCCACCTCTCCGAGCTCGTGCACGGCATGGGGCTGACGATCAAGGAGGTCGACGAGGACGGCGAGGAGATCCTCTGCGACGGCTGCGGCATGAACCTGGCGTTGTGCGTCTGCGAGCCCGAGGAGAAGCGCATCGAGGTGCGCCAGCGACAGGGCACCGTCGACATGGTCACCGTCAACCTGCTCGACGACGACGACACCCTGTGGCTCGAGACCCCGGCCGGCGTGCCGTTCGTCCCACTCTCCGACGGCATGAACGTGTTCGTCTGGCCCAACGACGACCGCACCGAGTGGGCGGTGGGCTCGATCAACACCAAGACCGGCAAGGGTGCCTTCGCCGACGTGGACCTCGACGGCAGGGCGATCTACCACCCGCTGGCCACCGCGCTGCGTAAGGCCGAGGAGTGGGTGATCGACAACAACTTCGTCCTGCCCAGCAAGTTCGCCCAGTGGCGCACCCGCAACCAGGGCGCTACCGAAAAGCAGATGGGAATGGCTCGCCGCCTGCAGATCGTCGGTGCGGAGACCTTCACCCGGGGCCGACTGAGCGACGAGATCTCCATTGCGCTGATGAGCCGCACCGTCGACCACAACGTCACCACCGACTCCGACGAGGAGGCCAGCGCATGAGCGTGACCGTGGATCGTGCAATCTGCCCGACCTGTGTTGTCGAGTACGACAACACCACCGTGCGGTGGGTTGTCTGCGACAGCAGAGGTGCTGACCGGGGCTGCTTTGACGACGAGGTCGAGGCTCTCAATTACGCCCTAGAGATCACGGGGTGGGGATGGTGAACGATCTACCCCCGCTGGTCACCGATGCCAACGGCATCGCCTGGTATCGCGCCGCCGGTTCCTCGTCGGCCTTTACCTCCCTGATCGAGTACGCCGATCCCGGCTACTTCACCGAGTCCGATCCCCCGCGGCCTCACAACCCGAAAGGAAACACAGCCCGTGCATGAAATGGTCCCCGGCGGTTCCCCTGCCGCCCGGTACACCGAGTACATGCGGTACCCGTTACCGCCGCTGGTGCCCCGCGAGGAGGTCACCATCCAGACCGACCGCTGGCAGCGTTACCAGTTGCCCTCGCCCACCACAGGCCGCAAGACGACCTACACCCGGGCGACCAAGCTGGCCGACACGATCTCCGACGAGTCGAACCTGATGAGCTGGAAGATCCGCGAAAAGGTCTCGTCGGTGCTCTACGCCCAGCAGTTGGCGATCACCGCCAACGACTCGATGACCGACACCGAGCTGGCCCTGGCCGCAGCCTTCCGCTCCTACGAGAGCGCAGTCCGCAACGAGGCCAAGTCCACCGACATCAACGGCATCATCGACATGATTCACGACCTGGCCGGCGGTGCGGATGCCAAGGAGCTCGGCACCTGCGTCCACGACTGGCTCGCCGAGCTCGACATGGGCCGCATCCTGTTCCACCAGTTGCCCGATCTCGTCAAGCCGTATGCCGAGAGCTACCACAAGGCGCTGACCCAGGCGGGTCTGGTGGCGGTGCCGGAGTACACCGAGCGGGTGGTCCTCAACGACCGGGGTCAGGAGTCCATCGCCGGTCGGATCGACCGCATCTACCGGGTGGTCGATACCGGCGAGCTGATCCTGGGCGACCTCAAGACCTCGAAGTCGACGAGCTTCGACTCCTCGACGGTGAAGTTCGCCATCCAGTTCGCCGTCTACGGATACGCCACCAAGATGCTCAATCTCGACGGCCTGACGTGGTCGGACATGCCGAAGATCAACCAGGACTACTGCGTGGTCGTGCACCTGCCCTCCGACCAGCCCGAGCGTGCCGAGGTGATCCCCTTCGACCTCTACTGCGGCGGCGAGGGGATGCAACTGGCCATCGACGTCCGGTCCCGGCGCAAGGAGATCAAGGCCAAGGCTCTCGCCGCCGACCACCCCGCGCCGACTCCGGCGACCGTGCGCTATGTCGAAGCCCGACAGGCGCTCCTGAACATCGAGGACCGCAGCGATGCCGCCGCGATCTTCGAGCAGTACGAGGAAGTCTGGGATGACGACCTCACCGGGCTCGGTACGACCTGTATCGAGCTTCTCACCCCCGCCACTACCAACGAGGAGAACTAACCGTGGCCGGTAACCCGTTTGACAACCAGAAGAAAACCACTGGCGCCACCGCCACCAAGGCACGCGGCGGCCTGGCCGCGGCCAACGGTGACGGCGACCCCGTACCGGCACCGCGCACCGGAGACCCGTTCGCGCTGCCGTCCAGCGGGGGCGGTGACTACAAGTTCACCGACTTCGTCGGGGAACTGTTGCTGGTGCACCCCATCGAGGTCGACGTGATGGCGACCCGCATCAGCCCGGAGAGCGAGTTCTGCCGGGTCGATGTGATCCGGCTGGACAACGAGAACGAGCGGGCCGACGACCTGCTGGTGTTCGGGTCCGCGCTGATCCGGGGATTCAAGACCGTCCTGCGCGGGCCGCAGGAATGGGTGCTCGGTCGCCTGGCGCTGGGTAACGCCTCGCCGGGCAAGAACGCCCCGTACATCCTGGCCGCTCCGACCCCCGAGGAGATCGCTCGCGGGCACGAGGTCATGGCCGAGCTCGGTCTGGCCTAGGCTAGGGCGTCCGGCCTGCCGCTCCCCTGACGGCAGGAACCCCGGCAACAGAAAGACCCGGCAGCTGACGCTGCCGGGTCTTTCTGTCTTGATGCCGCACTACCAACCACGATAGTGCCCTGAGTCTACCCCACCGGAACCCCTCGTACTGGCTCTGTGTGGCCCCGAGAGCCCCGTTCCATCGCCCAGGGTGGTTCTGGACAGCCCCTCGCCCCCAGGAATCGCACAGAGGCTCTCAGAACCTTTCGGTATTGCTCCGTTCTGCCCCGCCCGAGCACTAGATAATGCCTATAAAAATAGGTATTATGAGTGTGAAGGTCAGGGAATCACCCGGGCCCGGATGGAAAGGACACCGCACACATGGCACGACCTGAGTCACTCGAGGACATCGAGATGGAAAACGTCGAGTTCGCCAACATCGAGGTCGACAAGATCACCCTGGACCCCGCGCTGCTCAAGGGCTACACCGCGTTCCTCGAGGCCGCCACCCGCGCCGGTGCGGAGGTGGACAGCAGCGCCTACCGGGGCGTGCGCTTCCTGCGCTACCCCAACATGGCCGAGCAGGAGGAGCAGCTGCGCCGCGCCCAGGCCCGCTGGGACGAGGGCAAGAAGTACTACGAGCACCTGGCCGGGGTCGGCGACGTGGAATACACCTGGCACCGGGGCGTGGCCGAGGAATGGGCTGCGCGCGAGGGGATGCCGTTCCCGCCCGATCACGACCCCATCGCCGCCATCGACGTGGTGATCCGCGAGGGGGCCAGCGCGTAATGACCATCGCCTACACCCTCGCGGTGTTCCTGATGTCGTGCAGTGGCCTGTTGCTGGCCACGAAGCAGTGGGCCGCGGAGTTCTTCGCAGTCGCTCTGTTCGCCTCGGGGACCTGCGCTGTCATGGCGATTCTGCTGACCGCCATGTCTTGAAATAACCTACTCCGGTAGGTATTATGAAATTAGCCGGCCGGGCATCACCCGACCACGAGAGGAAAGGAACCTCACATGCGTAACCCCTTCGCCACCGCCTCCCCGGTGGCCTACCCGCCCAGCGAGCGCCAGATCGGCTATCTGCGCGATCTCAAGTTCAAGAGGTCGGTGATCGAGGGCAAGCCCCTCGACGAGGCCGAGCTGGACGCCTGGATCGCCCGATCATCGAGTGCTGATGTCAGCGGCGAGATCGACACCACCAAGCGGTGGCTCGACGAGAACAGCCGCGCTCAGGTCGCCGTCGAGGACGGCTTCTACGAGCTGCCCGATGGCCGCATCGCCAAGGTGCAGATCGCCTACCACGGCTCGGGTATGCCCTACGCCAAGCTGCTCAACACCGAGACCGGCAAGTTCGGCTTCGTCGAGAACCTCATCGGCGAGGTCGCCAAGACCGGTACCCGGCTGTCGCTGGATAGGGCCAAGGCGCTGGGCAAGCTCTACGGACGCTGCATCATCTGCGGCATCGTGCTGACCAAGGAGGAGAGTATCGCCGCCGGTATCGGCCCCATCTGTGCGGGGCGGCTCGCCTAGAACGCCGCACTAAACTTCGGCCCTGGCCGTCTGGTCCCCCGCAGACGGTCAGGGCCGAACCAACCACAGGGAGAACACAGTGACCACGACATCGACACCCGTGCCCGCCGACTACAGCGACGGCTACGGGGAGCTCGTCCGCGCCTACAGGCAGTACCTGGGCATATCGCAGCGCACGCTGTCCAACAAAATCGGCATCGCCGAGCGCAGCCTGTCCGACATCGAGATCGGCCGGCGCCGCTGCCCGCGAGGTTTCATCAACTCGGTGGAGAAAGTGGTCGACGAGTACGACGCTGCGGTAGAGAAGCTGGTCGAGGCCCGAGGCAAGCTCGAGGAAGTGATCTGGGAGGTCACCGACGACCCCCGCAAGGAATGGGATCGCGCGGTGATCGGCCGGGCCGGTGTGGTCACCGGAGGGGTGATCCGTCCCGTTCTCGTATCTCAACAGCACCCGTAGGCGGTATTGTGTCGGCATGGCCGACGAGAAGCGCAAGGTAGCCCGCTACATGGGCCGCGCCGAAGTCGCCGCGCACCTGGGCCTGAAATCGGTGCGGTCTCTGACCCGCATCAAGCTGCCGCCGCCCGACGCGATCATCGGGCCACACAAGGGATGGCTCAAGGAAACCATCGACGAGTGGAACGCCGCCCGGCCCGGTCGCGGCCGTTGGGGTCCTCGCTGACGCGAGGTCACATCACCGGCAGGAGCACCATTCTGCCCATTGCGGAGAGCAGCAGCGCCAGGGCCAGCGACCCCAACGCCAGCTGAATCTTCGGGCTGGTGAACTTCGTGGCCACGCTGCCGAAGAACAGCACCAGCGCGAACATGATCGTGAGCATGGTGTATCGGCTCGAGGTCGCGCTGTAGATGCTGGACTCGGCTAGCAGTTCCTCGGCTTGCGCGGCCAGTTGTTCGGACTTCTCCTGGCCGGGAGGGACATAGCTGTCCAACGCCATCGGAGTGCCCTTCGGCAGCTTCCCCTCAGTCGGGTCCACCGCGCCCAGCCAGGTGTCCTGCGCTTCGTCCAGCTCCGGGGAGAACCGTTCCAGGACGAACGCGGCGAAATCGTCCCGGCCCAGCAGGATCGCCTTCTGCCACTCGATCCAGATGGAGGCATCGACGCTGGTCTGTTCCGCGCCTCGGGCAGCCCACCGGCTGGAATCGGAGCGCAGCACACTGGACTGTGACACCAGACCGGAAGCCTTGCCACTCCACTGCGAGGACTCAAAGGACGCCCAGGTCGCCGTGATCGCCGCCACCGCCATGATGATCGCCATGACGTTCTCAAACCACCGCTGCCGGCGTTCAGGGACGGTTTCGTCGTGAGTCTTAGCCGCGGTGCTGAACAGGAACTCGCGGATCGTGGTCATTGTTCGGTGTCTACTTTTGACGCCGCTTCCATCATTTCCCAGGCGGCGTCCTTCTCATCGCGGCTGGCCTGGCAGTGTGCCAGGTGGTAGACCGCCAGCGCGTCGGAGTACACCAGCATCGACTCAAACTCCATCGAGTCGTCGAGGTCGGCGTAGTGCTCGTTGCAGGCTGCGCACACCACTCTCATCGCGGGGGTGCTCCTGCGCTGAAGCGCATCATGTAAGACAGCCCGGTCTGAATGACGGTCTTGACCATCATTACGCCCACAATCGTCCACAGTTCAGCGGAGAAAAGATCAGCGTCCGGGCCGATCAGCATTGCCATCCCCGCGAACACCGCCATTCCGATGTCCAGTGCCGCGCCCTGGATGAACGTCCTGGTGGTGGCCGGTCCCCCGGAGAACGCCGCCTCAAGGTTGTCGGACTGTTCTTCGACTTCTTCAGCGACTTCTGCTTTGACCATCTTGGCGATGGCACGCTGCGTTCCGGCCTGCATGGAGTCTTTGTTCTCGACCACCGACTGGGTGATGGCCTGCCGGATGGCTTCGCGCAGTTCGGTGCCGATGTCCACCTTGACGGTTTCCCCGGTCTGCGGGTTTCGGGCCACCACCGGAGGCAGATCCGGCTGCATCTGCTGAGCCGGTTGCGAGTATGGCTGCGGATATGGCTGCGGGTAAGGCTGCCCAGCCGGGGGAACATACGGCGGCACCGGGCTGGGTGTGTAGGTGTAGTTCGGGGGCGGTTGAGGGGGAGGCTGAGCCGGCGGCTGCCCGTTGGGGTTCTGGGGCGGGTTGTCCCACGGCATTGACATCAGAAGCTGCCTCGCACGTTCTCGTACAGTTCGCGGGCGTTGATCCCGGCTTTTTCTGCCAGGGCGAACACCAAAGCCTGCGTGAGCAGACCCTCGGCTCGCAGCGACAGCAGCGTGCCTTCTAAGTCGTCGGCTTGTGAATGATGGAACGGCCTACCTGTGAGCGGAGTCGGCATCATTGTCGGCGGCGGCTCATGATGCACAGGCGGTGGCTCAGGTGCCGGTTCGTGCACAGGGGGCGGCGGCTCGTGATGCACACCCGGTTCGTTGGAGCCGTCCAGCACCGGCAGCGGGTCCACCTTCGCCCCCGGATCGTAACCACGCGGCATATACGACAAATGCAGATGCGCAGCAACACCCCCGTTAGTGCCCTCATTCGGGTTGATCACACCGATCTGCTGACCCGCTTGGACTTTCGCACCCACAGTGAGCGCGTGCTCCCGAACGATGTGGCCGTACTCCCACACCCCGCCACCCTGCGAATCGTCGGAGTCGATGACGAGCCAACCGCACGGGTCCGGGCCGCCGTAACCAGCTGCGGCACCGGAGAAGATGACCGTCCCCGACTGCACCGCGAACACCGGGCGGTCCCCAGCACCACCGTTGAACCCGAAGTCCACCCCGGTGTGGATTGTCCCCCATCGAGGTCCGAACGGGCTGGTGACAATCCGATCCGCGGTGACCGGCCAGAACCGGCCGGGCTGTGTGACCGCCGGAGCGGGACCGGGCAGCGCCGGGGCGTGGACGCTGCCGTGGGGCCGCGCCCAGATGTAACCCTTGCCCGCTGCGAGCAGAACGGTCTGCGCCAAGGTCAGCCAGTAACCCCACTTGCCCGGTGTTGACGGGCCACCGGAGTCGGTGATCCACACCGCCTGCTGGTTGTCCTCGTCGCTGTATCCATGTGCGCTGACGTAGTGGTAGGTGGTTCCGAAGTTGTAGAAACTCGGTGCCGGGCCGGAACCTTTGATCGGGAACGGGATGTTGTTCTGCGGGGCGACAAAGTTGATGACCAGGCCGAAACCGGCGTCGATGCTTGTTCGCAGATGGTTCCAGAACGTCTCAACCTCGTCCTGCGTGGGCGGGTCGTTGGGCAGCGACACGGTGATGTAGTCGGCGTTGTGGACGTACTCGTTGAGCACACGTTCGATGAGGCCGAGGTGGTCGGTGCCGCCCTCATGTGTCTGACACTTTGCGGCCAGGACATGTTCCTCGACGTGGATGCCCCTGTCCGACAGACACATCTGCGCGCTGGCCGGGCCGCACCAATACCCGGTCTCTTGCGCGGCTATATCCGCGTTGTACGGAAGGATCTTCTCGGTCACACCGCGAGAGTAGAAATCAGCAGTGCATCACTGCCGCTACCCTTCAACGGGCGGGGCGGGGTTCTCCACTCCGATGGTGTTCTCCGCTTCCCGCAGCACCGCCGCCAGCGCGTTGGCCCTGGCCTCGTCGGTCGGGTCGTCGACCTGTACGTCATCAGGGGTGGTCGACCACGCCTCTTTGACTTCCTCGGCGATCTCGGGGTGCGCGGCGATCACCGCCAGCAGAGCGGCGTGCTTGGCCTGAAGGTCGGCGAAAACCTCGTCATACCGTGCCATTGCTGTTTCTCCTTACCACGTCTGTAGTGCGATTCGTTTCCATTGGTTGTCGGCCACGGCGATGTAGAGCCAGTTGTTGTCGACGGCGTACATTCCCCGCCTGCCAGGATCGTTGTTGCGTACCGGAGGAACGACACGAGTGCCCGGTACCTGCACTTGCTCGTTCATCCCCTCTTGGTTAATCGCAATCTTGGAGAAGATCGACATTGTGCTGTCGGGACCGCCGGCGTTGATGGAAGTGCAGACCACATCTCCGCTGGCGAACACCTCAAAGACGTTCGACGGAGGCCCGTTGAGGTAGGGCATACAAGTTATCAGAGACACATCTTCGGCACCGGGACCGTCGATCCTCGGGCTCAGGGTCATCACGCCGTGCAATGGGGAGGAAATCGACGTTCTGACGATCTTCGGGTTGATGGACAAAGCCTGCTGAGAAGCGGTTTCGCTGTTGAGGACGCTCTCCTGGCCCAGTGTGATCTTGGTGGTCGGTGTGGCGGCGGCGGTCCAGTTCACCACCATTCCCCCGGTGGCCGAGATCGTGGGGTTGTTGATTGTCGGGGACTGGATCGTCTTGTTCGACAGTGTGACGATGTTCCCGGCGGTGACAACCTGATTCGCCGCAACAATCTGGCCGGTGATGTTGATATTGCCGGTTGTGGTGGCGTACACGTTGCCACGCTGAGCAGCCAGCACCAGATGCGAGGTACCCGCCGCCGTGTCGATACCGTTTGTCGTAATCAACTGCGTGCCACCCTTGCGGGTACGCGCAATGAACTGTGCATCCGTATCGGGCAACAGATCGTGCCGAAACGAATACGCGGGCGGTTTACCAAACGCGCTACTGAACGGCGAACCCTCGGGGTTCAACCAGTCCCGCGCATCCAGGATGTTGACAACCCCAGGGTTCCGGCGCGGAGGATCAATACCCGCCGCGATGTCAGCATCGTTGAAACCAGGATCAGGCACCCGGATCGCAGTGATCTCAGGGCGTCCCAACTCCGGTTCGTCCAGCAGGTAGTCCCGCACCCACGTTTCAAGGCGAGCCTTGAACACCTGCCACGGCGACACCTTCACGACCTTCGGATTTACCTTCTCCGGGCCG